AACTGATTTCTCTTGAAAATCTTCCTCCCACTTTACAAAAATTAGATTGTTATAATAATCTACTTACTTCTCTTGACAATCTTCCTCCCAATCTACAAATATTACATTGTTACAACAATCAACTTATTTCTCTGGACAATCTTCCTCCCAATCTACAAATATTATGTTGTTATAATAATCAACTCACTTCTCTTAACAATCTTCCTCCCAATTTACAAACATTACAGTGTGAAAAGAATAAACTGATTTCTCTTGAAAATCTTCCTCCCACTTTACAAAAATTAGATTGTTATAATAATCTACTTACTTCTCTTGACAATCTTCCTCGCAATCTACAAATATTACATTGTTCATATAATAAACTGATTTCTCTTGAAAATCTTCCTCCCACTTTACAAGAATTATATTGTTACAACAATCAACTGATTTCTCTTGAAAATCTTCCTCCCACTTTACAAAGATTACATTGTCACGATAATAAACTGATTTCTCTTGAAAATCTTCCTCACACTTTACAAGAATTTAATTGTTATAATAATCCAATTTTTACAATAAGTAAGAAACTATATGGATTTAGTCCTTCTATAGAAACAATTGACCAATACAATGAAATCAAACGCATCGAAAATTTGGAAAAAGAATGTTGTCCCGTGTTAAAATAAAATAATAAAATGCCAGATTATACCGTAACAGAATTGGATTTATCGAATCGAAAATTGACTCACATATTACATTGTTACAACAATCAACTTATTTCTCTGGACAATCTTCCTTCCAATTTACAAATATTATATTGTGCAAATAATAAATTAATAAATACTTATATCTATTTTTGCATATTATGATAATAAAACAAAGGACCGAAAAATTGAAAATCTTTTTTCAGAAATAACAAACAAACTACAATGACAGACTATACCGTAACAGAATTGGATTTATCGAATCGAAAATTGACGGTTTTACCGGATTTATTTTTATACCCAAATCTACAAATATTACATTGTTCAAATAATTATTTGACTTCTCTTGACAACCTTCCTCCCACTTTACAAGAATTAGATTGTTTTAATAATCAACTCACTTCTCTTAACAATCTTCCTTCCCAGTTACAAAATTTAGATTGTTCGCATAATCAACTTACATCTCTCAAAAATTTTCCTCCCACTTTACAAACATTATTTTGTCACTCTAATCAACTTACATCTCTCGAAAATTTTCCTCCCACTTTACAAGAATTATGGTGTCAACGTAATCAACTAACAAGGCTCGGCGGAGCTGAGTCCGCCTTTGGCACTTCTCTTGATATTTTACCTCTTACTTTACAAAATTTAGATTGTTCGCATAATCAACTTACATCTCTCGAAAATTTTCCTCCCACTTTACAAACATTATATTGTCACTCTAATCAACTCACTTCTCTCAAAAATCTTCCTCCCAATTTACAAGAATTATGGTGTCACTCTAATCAACTCACAAGGCTCGGCTTTCGTAACGACCGATTAGAGTCCGCCTTTGGCACTTCTCTTGATATTTTACCTCTTACTTTACAAGAATTACATTGTAAAAAGAATCCAATTTATACAATTTGCGAGAAAATGTATGGATTTGAACTTTCTAAAAAAACAATTGAACAATACAATGAAATCAAACGCATGGAAAAAGAATGTTGTCCTATGCAAACAAACAAACAAACGAATAAAATGACAGATTATACCGTAACATCATTAAATTTATCGAAACAAAACTTAACTGTTTTACCGGATTTATCTCTATACACAAAATTAAAAACATTAGATTGTACTGACTTCTCTTGACAATCTTCCACCCAATCTAGAAGAATTATATTGTTATGAGAATCAATTAACTTCTTTCAATCTTCCTTTCACTCTACGAAGATTATATTGTGATAATAATAAACTGACTTCTATCGGTAATCTTCCATCCACTTTACACCTATTAAATTGTTCAAACAATCAACTTACTTCTCTTGACAATCTTCCTCTGAATATAAAAAAATTAGTTTGTTCAAACAATCAACTTACTTCTCTTGACAATCTTCCTCGCAATCTACAAGAATTGTATTGTGAAAACTGTCAATTAACTTCTCTAAATAATCTTCCTCCCAATTTACAAGAATTAGAATGTGAAGACAATCCAATTAATACAACATGTAATGAAATACATGGATTTGAACTTTCCCAAAAAACAATTGAAAATTACACTGTAGAAACAATCCAATTTATACAACATGCAAGGAAATATACGGATTTAAACTTTCAAGTGACACGATTGAGAAATACAATGATGTATCACTGACTTCTCTCGCTAAATAACTAAATAAATAATAAAATGTAACAAATAACAACAAATATATTCTATGAAGTTTTATGAAACGCATTATACGGAATATATTGCCTCCGTTGAAAAATACAATCTTCATCCTGAATTAATATCTGTATTTCACTCCACCTTGCTCACTCTCCCCAATCTTATTTTTTATGGTCCAACCGGTGTTGGAAAATACTCGCAAATTTTATGTCTGATTCAAAAATACAGTCCGTCCAAATTAAAATACGAAAAACAAATGGAAATTCAAATTGATAAACAAATATATCAATATCACATCAGTGATATTCATTATGAAATTGATATGTCGTTATTGGGGTGTAATTCAAAACTGTTATGGCATGAATTTTTTACCCAAGTCGTGGATATTGTTTCCATGAAACCGGGCGGAGGTTCTGACAAAAAAATCGGTATTATTGTTTGTCGTAATTTTCATGCAATTCATAACGAGTTATTGGATATTTTTTACAGTTATATTCAACATCATCAAAATCACATGAAGTCTGTTCGTATTATTTTTATTTTAATGTCTGAACATATTGGATTTATTCCGCAAAATATTTTACAGTGTAGTTTTATCATTCATGTTGCACGTCCATCCAAAGAACAATACATAACATTGGCGAATATGTATGATGGGGCTTCTTCCTCCTCGTCATTAATGGAAGAAGTGAATCCACAATTTATAGTAAATATGAAAGAAATTCGCGCATTTCCTCTCATTTCTTCGACCAGTGATATGCCGGTAGATATATTCAACAGTATTTGTGATACCATTTTAAAAGAAATTATCAAACGTATTAGAGAGGCTTTTTCCGCATCCTCCTTAGCCGTAAGTTCATTTGCCGATTTTCGGGATAAAATATATGATATTTTGGTATATAATTTGGATGCCGTTGAGTGTATATGGTATATTTTTACCTATTTAGTTCCCGAATTTTCCATATCTTCTGAAAAAATGCAAGAACTACTTCGAGAGATATATATTTTTTTACGCCAATACAACAATAATTATAGACCTATTTTTCATTTGGAGAATATTTTCTTTACATTTATTGTCTATTTTTCCGGCGCAAATGAACATGAAACATAAAAACACAATATAAATAAATCCATCAATTATTATATTGATGATTCTTGAAGAAGCATATAGAATTTTAGAATTGGATGAGTTCGAACCCATTACATTTGCTTTATTAAAACGAAAATTTCATAAACTTGCACTGTTATATCACCCCGATAAACAACCAAATAAAAAAGAACCGTCCGAACATTCGTTTGTTGAAATTCAAGAGGCATTCACGATGTTATGTCATAACTTTTCTTTTATCGCGGAAGAGAACGAAGATATAGATGAAATTTTGGCGGAACCGGTAGACGTACAAGATATTAACGTACAAGATATTAACGTACAAGATATTAACGTACAAGATATTAACGTACAATATATTATCGTAAAAATAATATCGTATATAAATTCCAACCAGCTTATTCCGTATATAACCCAACTTATTTCAACTATTGATACGCCCATATTAGTTTGTATTTATAAATTATTATTGAAACACCATTTTCCGCCAATTATTATACATATCGTGCGAACCGCAATTCATAAGGACAATGACAATTCATGAATCAACAAATAAAACACGAATCAAAAAACACGATTCAAACAAAACACGAATCAAATAAAAAACAAAAATAAAAACAACAAAGATTCCATTGTCGGAATATTCCATTGTTGCAATAATAATTCGTCCGCTTTTTCTTCTATTTCTTTTCTTTTATGTATAATGTCATCCCACGAATCGACCATGAGAATAGGTAAATTATAAAAAGTTGTTATATTCTCAATAAAAAATGTTCGCAGACAAATGGGCACGGTTTTACATAACAATGCTTCCCATATTCGATGTGTATCGTAGCCATTTCCTTCCGGACAAATACACATTTTATACGTTTTTAACCTCTCAATATTTTCTTGGGGAGGGAGAGAAGGAAGCCATTCAATATGATTGTGTAATATATTGAAACACGGCTCTCTCACAGAAACATTTGTTTTTACATTAAACTGAAAATAAATGGAATTTTTTTTTAAATGAGGGGGGGTAACGAAAGATACGTTTCCATGGTCCCACATACTATTTGCAATGCCAATTGGTAATGGATACGGACCCTTGGTATGATACGATGTTACGGATACGTTTTGCGAAAACCATCCGACTAAAAAAGGACATTCCCGAATCGTAGATACATAGGACGTCCCATCATTCATATTTTCATCGGAATTATGGGACAATAAAAGAAACGGTTGTTGTATATGATGAATTTGTTTGGAAAACTCTCGCAAACAGTGCCCGTAACAAAAAATACGACAAGGTCGGACGATTTTATCCGTCAATAAATACATATCACGAATAAGATAACATTTGGCTCTCTCTTGTTCGGAATGTAATAATTTCCAGTTATATAAAATATCTTCTTTTGTATTTGCCACATATATATCTGCCAACTGCTGTATTTTTTCACCTCTAATAATAAGGGCGTTGTAATTGTCGTTATTTTCAAACATAAAAAGTATTAGGTATTACTATAAAATGAATATTGTTTATGTAATGTTGAATAATTTTCAGGATTATATTCTCGATAATATAGAACATAGTTTATCCGTTATGAATCCAATATCTCGCATATTTGTTATTACAAACAAAGAATTTTTCCCGTTATTTCATATTTTTTTAAATAAAATAACTCTTGTTGCATCCGACGATTTATCTATTTCGCATACGTATAATAAAACATCGGTCTATTTAAAAGATACATTTCGCAACGGATTCTGGCATTTAACGTCGCTTCGTTTCTTTTATATATACGAGTTTATGAAAAAATACGAGATTGAATCGGTTCTTCATTTGGAAAACGATGTATTAATCTACTATTCCCCCGACATATTAATACCCGCATGCAATCCGACCTATGTATATATGCCATTTGATTGTTGGAATCGAAATATTGCGTCTATTGTGTATATTCCGAATCATGTTGTGTTTGGCAATATTCTACAACATTATGACCACACACAAACAGATATGGCGAATTTTTCGGTAATACGTGAAAAAACGGGACTTATTGAAACGTTTCCTATTTTTCCTTTATTGAATACTATCCCTGCTTCCGACGAGATTCGATTTGTTAGCAAAAATTTTGATACATTTGGATGTATATTTGACGCGGCTGCAATTGGTCAATATTTATTTGGGGTTGATCCGAGAAATATACAGGGAGATACAAGGGGATTTATAAATGAAACGTGTGTTATAAAATATAACAATTATCAAATTGTCTGGCAACAGTTAAGACCATTTTTATGTATAGAAGGATATTGTATTCCCATTTTTAATTTACACATTCATTGTAAAAATCTAAAATTACATTAACCTCTCTAAGATAAATATTGTTAACGGGAGCGCCAAAGGCGCTCCCATACAATACTATTTTGGAAATTATATGCAGATATTTATTTTTAAAATAAATCAAAGAGTCGTAGTATTGTCTTATTCTTTCGTAGACCGTGTCTCCCAAAGGAGGGAGCTTAGCGACCGACAAATGGGAGACGCATAACGACGAAAACCATAGACGAAAATCATGACTTTACATTTTCTATCTTTTCGTTATTTCATGTAAAATTGAAAATCTTTTTTTTAATGAATTGGTATCATTAAAACAAAACAAACGAACGAACAAAACAAACGAAATGACGAATAATGAAGTTATTGCTGATATATTGGGAGTTAGTGCAGGTGAATACGAATCATATGATTCATGGAAAAAAACAGAACTTCTATATAAATGCCCAAATCAAAAAGCAATTGATTATATAAAAACACAAAGAATTTCTTCTGTAAAATGGCGATATATACTACAAAATACAAATCCAGATGCAATTCAGTTTTTTCGAGATAATATTGACTACGATGCATTACAAACAACTGGATTTGTATCTGGGAATTATATGAGCAAATTATCTATTCCCATGAAAACACAAGGTATGAATAGTTATAACATGAACCAATATTCTCGCAACTTTATATTATTCTCTGACCTTGCAAGTTCAGAGAATATACACGTATTTAATATTTTTAAAGAAATATTATATTTTCCCAATATTTACAAAACAGTATGTTTGTGCTACAACCAAATAACAATTAGTGAATTATGGGGAAATTCGTTAGACGAAGCAGTTGATGTATTATATGCGTTAATGTTAGAGGAAACAGATAAAATAATGTTATTGGATGTTTCCACTGAAGATGGAATTATGGTATTTGGTCCATATAAATCATATCGGTTACAGGATAAATATTTTTGGCAAGGATTATCAAAAAATAAAAATACGCGAATTACACAAATATTATGTCGTAATATAGAATTAATACGTCATAGATTCGATGAACATATATTTACAGACGCATATGGATTTCAGACAACATTAAAACTGATAAATCAAAGAGTCAAAGAGTATCTTGATAAATGAATGAACATATACATCATACAACAAAATATCAGTGTTATAAGGGAATATTTATGATGAAAATAGTCGTAATTATTCACAATTTAGAGGTTCTTGAAGAGTATTAATTATATACTTACCAAGATGATACGCAAATCTACACGCAACTGCGTTTCCTATCTGCATAATAATTTCTTTATTTGACCCATCTATTATATAATTATCAGGAAAACTTTGTATTCGTTTTAGTTCCATGATGGTTAATCTTCTAATTTCTGTTTCGTTATATCTAACTAAAGCATCATAACCATCCTTCCAATATCTTGCAGGAATAGTATATGAAGGTTTTTCAAAGTCTAACATTTGAGCTCCAAAACCAAACCCCTTTTCTTTATTTACTCCCTTTTTATTTGCTATTCCTGCTAATGCTTTTTCGCTTAAATAATATTTTTTATCTATATCATTTCTTGGTATTAATATATTTTTAACCGGTATTCTATCTTTTACGGATTGTATAATTGGTTCAGGTTCTTTTGGCATTATATTTAAATCTTTTCTAATTCCTACAATTATAGTACGTCTTCTATTTTGCGGAACTTCAAAATCACTGGCGTATAACTTATTAATTATACAATTATAGTTCCTATTCAATTGTTCCATTATAATATCAATTACCTTTTCACCATTTGATGTTTTTTTTGAAAGCATACCAATTACATTTTCCATAATAAACGCTTTTGGACTAAAATAATCCAAATATTTAAATAAAGCATTTCTTGGGTCATTTTTATCTCTTTTTCCAGCAATACTGAATGATTGACACGGCGGTCCCCCAACCAAAATATCTATGTTTTTATTTTCTTTATTGTATAATTCGTTGAATTTTTCAGGAGACAAATTTGTTAAATCTTCACAATATGCTTTGTGTTCAAAATTTTTATTATAACTTTCAACTGCTTTATCCCAAATGTCTATTCCTGCAATTATATTTAATCCCGCATCGGTTAAACCTTTTGACATACCACCGCACCCACAAAATAAGTCAATTACATTTAATGTTTCGGTTATAGTTGATGGTTCTTCGCTTATTATACATTCTTCCGTATTTTTGGAGTTAATAAGTTCTATTAATTCTGGTTTATTTTTTGAACTACACTTTGTAATACCTAATTCTTTACATCTCTCTAATAAGTCAATTTTCCTATTTGTAAAATATCCATTTGTTCTTCTATTCAATTTTTATTTCTATTTTGTTTTACCTAATTGCGTAAAAAGAAAAAAGATTATTGTAAAAACTGTTCAATGAAGTCATACTAAAGGTTAAAGATTCCTGAGTTAAAACAGGGTACAATAAAGAAAGTGAAAATAAGTGGACAAGGCATAATTGCACCAATTATTATACCCGTGACTCCACCAATTATTATACCTACACTCGCTCCAAAAATAGCTGATATAGTATATTCTATAGTGCTTTTTTTATTGTAAAACATGTATTGTGTTTCCGCATTAAAAACAGCACCAGACAGTGCTCCAATCGTAACACCGCAACATCCACTTACAATTAAATTTTGGTCTAATCTTTTTTCTGCTTCAATTAATCTTTTTTTTTCGGCAAGTTCATATATCTTTTTTATATTTTTTTCTTCCATTTTAGTTACCTTTAATGAGCGTAAATAATACGCAATGCTTGAATTCATGATATGACGAAACATTTTATTTTGTTTATTTGTTTGATTTTTGTTATAAATAATTCATCAATTTTTTACACCTCTTATCGAAAAATAAAAGTTAAAATAACCGTATCACATTTGAGATTGAGGATACAGGAATTATTGAGATTGATTTATTACAAATATAACTGTTTTGTAAAAATCGGCGTTTAAAAAAGACGTAAAAAAATTGATAAATTATTTATAACAAAAATCAAACAATCAAACAAACAAACAAACAAAAGTAAAATGTCAAAATCAAATTCCAATATATCAGAGGGACAAGTGCAACAACCACCTGTGCAACAACAATTGGTGCAACAACAACCTGTGCAACAACCACAGGTCCAGCAAAATCCGTATTCATATATTGATATGATTATTGGTGCACAAGTGGTTAGTCAATTAACAAAATTCAACAATAAAAGTGAAATAACGGCGACAAATATCGGAATTTTGTTAATGACTCTTTCTCTCTGGGAAATCAAGGGAGTTGTGTCATCCGTTTTTAAAGACGGATTTCAGTCATTAAAAACAAATTTTGTTCCATGTATGACTGGAATTTACGGTGGATTAAGTTCTATGTATTTGACAACCTATTCAAATATATTAAATCGTTATCGAAATAAAAATCAAATATTGGTATATAATGAAAAGGACAAAGATGATGTAGAAAAAGAAAGAACCCACATGAAAACGACACACCATATCGAAGTTATTTCCGAATTTATGGAATGTTTTTATCGATTGCTACTATCTACTGATTCTGAATATACGGTTTCATTTACAACACCCACAGAACATAAAACACGTATAGTAAATATGAATACATCGATTGTTACAAAAGAATACGAAAATATTTGTATTGAACACGCAAATACAAATATGACATTTATTATTGAAAACAATATTTCATTGGATATTGAAATCGGATTAAAACAAAAATGTATTGAATCGTCAATTGCAGGCGCACCCGAAAAATCATCATGGGTAAATTCGATTGATGCAAATAAGGTAAAAGACCTTAGAGCCCTTATCGAAGACCCATTTGTTTGTGCTATACTTGGCATTATTACAATTGATATGCACGAGAATGATGGGGGTGGGTCTTTACTACCAATAATAGATATTCATTCACTTACAATTGACAATGTAAAATCTGTAGCAAATTCATTCAAAATAAATCGCTCATTTAATTCACGCTATATACGGACGAATGCTGCAGCATTATCACCATATCAGATCGGATGTATTTGTTTTATATTAAAATATAACTTTCCAAATTTAAGTATAAATGATGTATATATACAATTAGTAGTTATTCTAAATTCATTTAATAGTTCGGTAGAGTCGAAGGAAATAATAAAAAGCATTATACTTAGGTTATTGGATAACCAAAGATTTATGGGTATTAAAATAAAATTACCAAATTGGTCAACATTACCAAATTGGTCAACAATATTATCCATCAATATATCTTATAATGCACCGTATATTTTACAAAATTCATACTATGATTTTATATGTGATTCAGCACCATGTATGTTTAAAGAATACGTATATATATCAGAATTAAATAATACATTATGGTCAAAATTAATTAAATCTGAATTTGATACTTCACCGTGGATTAAATATGCGTTTAATACTACAAATCAGTATAAAGCAATGAAATTTACTTCGGTTAAATCGAGTACGCCTATGCGTATATATTTTAAAGAACCTACTGTATGTTTTATCGAAGATGACACAAAAAGCGATACAAATAAAAAACTAAATACTACCAAAAAGTTAACAATTCAATGTATAAATAATAACGATGTAAATGGAACAAATAACAATCAGTGTGCAGTTGATGCGCTTTTACATCATATTAAATCGCTTATTATGACAAATGAAACCACCAAAATAGAAATTAACCAATTAAAACTGGTGAAAACAGTTAAGGAAGAACAGGTGCCAAATCCAAAATATGTGGCATATGAGGAAAAAAAACAATTGTTAATTGGAACAAATACCGATGAAAAAGAAAAAGAAAACACGACAAACGACCAAAAATCCAATAAATTTCAACAACAATTTATGATGAACGAATTGTTTCGGTCGGATATTCCCGAAAAATTCATTATAAAAAACGTAGTTGAATCATCCTTGGCGGTAGAACATATTCAAGATACACAAAAGAATTTCGACACAATGTATTTCAAACAACAGGATGAAAAACGACTTATCTCCGTTATTGATAAATTTCATTCGAAAAAAGAACTTCTCCACTCTCTCGGACTACCGAATAAATTATGTATATTATTGGACGGAAAACCCGGAACTGGTAAATCGTCAGCAATTATAACAATTGCATCCTATCTAAAGAAAAATATTTATTACATGTCCTTCCAGAACGTAAAAACAAATGAGGATTTTCAATTCATGGTAAATCATGTTGTGAAAAATTGCAATGGAGGAATTTGTGTAGTTGAGGATATCGACGCAATCGGAAATTTCGCACATGAACGATTTACTAAAATCGAAACGACCGAAGACGATTTTGTAAAGATTGGGTTTCGCGGAAAACTTGATAAGGCAAATAAGGTGAATATAAACAAAGTAGACACAAGCAAAGTAGACACAAGCAAAGTAGACACAAACACAACCGAAACAATGGAAATGGGGACCAACGATTTATCTCTCGCATATTTTCTGAATCTATTGCAAGGAACTATTACACCCGACGGCTTGATCTTCATAGCAACAACCAATCATTTGGATAAATTAGACCCAGCGTTTTATCGAGACGGGAGATTTGACGTGAAAATAAAAATGACGGAAGCGGATGCCTATCAATTACAAAAAATATATAACAAATTTATTGGACGTTCTATTCCGGAAATGTATATGGATATTCTTGTGAAAAAAAAGATAACACCGGCAACTTTCATATTTACTATCAAAGACTATATTTGCGACAACGAATACACAGATGAAACGATTCTTTCATCGTGGTTATAATTTGTCTTTGTATTTAACGTTTCTCGGTCTTTCGGCGTTTTCCGCCAGTGGAAAGAGCCGTCGCAACTTCGGAAGAAACCGGAGCAGATGTGGAAGAAACCGGCGGAGAAGAAGGCGCAGACGAATCTCCTCCACGTTTTGTTTTTCTACTTTGTGTTTTTCGGACATACCCGAATTTTCCCCTTTGTGTAAAAAAGCCGGCTTTCTCTAAACGTCGTTCCTTTTTTGCCGTAAAATGTTTCTTTTTACTAACAATACGATTGTTTTTCGTATAATAAAGGTCTTTCTTCATTAACCCTCCTTCGGTTTTAAAAGCCGTTCCCGACCAAACCATTTTACGACTTCCAAATAAATTTGGAAATGTTCGTCCATCAATATGATATTTTCCATCCTCTTGGCGTTGTGGTCGTCTTGTCATTATTATTATATTATATTAGAGAGAATATATTAACGCAAATTGCTAAACTTTAATGATACATATCTTTTTCTGTTGTGGATATTACTGATTTATTTCTTCTTTTTCGAACTTCTGTTTTTGCTTCTGCTTCTGAACTACCTCTTTTTCTTTTTTCTGTTTTTCTATTTCGATTCAATCGTGGAACTGTAAATTTATAAGGGTCTTCTCGCTCGCGGTCACTCCAACCAAACGAAAAATCAGTTTCATTTGACAATGAACTGGATTTTTTCCCACCAACTGCTTTGGACACATATTCATATGAATTTCCACTTAAAAAATTCGGATAAGGCAACGGCAATATTGACGAACCGCCTTTTCTATTTGTGATTCGTCTTTTTTTGTGTTGTTGTCTTTTCTTCGTTTGTCTTTGTCTTTTCTTCGTTTGTTTTGTGTGTATAAAATGTATTTTACGCATATATTTTATTATAATAGGAGATTTATAAAGACGCTAAAATCCACTTCCATCTTCCGAAAAATCAAATGTGTCATCGGTAGTCGTTTTATTTGCGAGAGAATAGGTGGAATTGGTTCTCTCAAAAAAATTCACTTTGCTTTCCACCGAAATAAGTTCCATAAAATCAAACGGATTGATGGAATGATACACCTTGTCGTATCCCAATTGCAACAACAATCTATCCGCCACAAACTCGATATATTTACACATAGAATCTGCATTCATTCCAATTAAACGGCACGGGAGAGCCTCCGTAATAAATTCTTTTTCAATATCTACCGCCTCCTGTATCATTTCCAATATCTTCTTTTTCGCTATTTTACGTGTTAATTTTGAATATACTAAAATGGCAAATTCCGTATGAAGCGCCTCATCTCTTGAAATAAATTCATTTGAAAATGTAAGCCCTGGCAACAACCCGCGTTTTTTAATCCAATAAATAGACGCAAAAGATGCACTAAAAAAAATTCCCTCAACAATGGCGAATGCAACCAATCGTGTTGCAAAAGAGGAACGATGATCTCCAATCCATTTACGAGCCCAATCCGCCTTTTTTTTAATACATGGAAATGTGCTAATGGCGTGAAATAAATTGTCCTTTTCGGATTTATCTTGAATGTAGGTTTCAATCAATTGGCTATACATTTGACTGTGTATGTTTTCCATAAAAATTTGAAGACCGTAAAATGCACGCATTTCGGCAATTTGCACTTCTCCCATAAATCTCACACCTAAATTCTCAATCACAATACCGTCACTTCCCGCAAAAAATGCGAGAATATGAGAAATAAAATATTTTTCATCTGCTGATAATTTCGCCCAATCTGTTAAATCATTCGACAAATCAACCTCTTCTACCCGCCAAAAACAATCCAACTGTTTCTGATAAAATGCCCACACATCTGGATATTTTATCGGAAACATGACAAACCGCTCTTCTTGCGGTGTCAGAATGAATTCAGTAGGTTTGGGATGTGATACGTGAACTACAACAGGGGTTTCAGACATTATACTAAATATAGTAGGGCAATATTTTATGTTCTTTACATGCGTCTTGTCTATATGCTTCCATATATCCTGTCTAAATAAATATCCGCATATTATAATGTCTTCCGCTCAACCGTATCCATATATACAATTTACAAATCCTGTAAGTACAAGTCCTTCTTTTTTTAGTCCAAATCTTCCCGTAATACCAGCAAAATTTTCTATGCAATCATTGTTCTCGGACAATTCGTTAGTGTGTTATAAAAATCATTCCTTGTCGGTTAGCAGCGGGGGAACTGTCGTAAATGCAAGACATAAAGGTAGAAAAACATAGGTCCATGTCGGTATTATATATGCACGTAATATAACATTGTCTATATGGACTATTCACAACAACCGTTAGCTCTCTCTTCTCCTTCTTCTTCTTCCTTATCTTTGTCTTGGCAAACAATTCTTATTTTTTGTCTGGTGATTCTTTTGATTCTTTCGTCCTTTGGCATTAATTTATTTGAAGTTTTAGCAAAGATATACAATTGGATTTTAACATGGATTGGACCTTTAATTATTAAACCGTTACAACTGTTGTTGTATAGTTTAGGATGGACTCTCGATGCCAGCTCTCAAACCGTTACCGACGTAGGTAAAACAGGGCTTGATTTGGCAAATAACGCCATTCATGGTGTGGGTAATTTATTAGAAGAATCGTCTAAAGGAACTTTTGATAATGTGTTAAATACAAATGCACTACATATGAATGAAGCCAAACCAAGTGACACAAATACATCAATTCAACAACCTATTTCGGTGGGAAAATCAAATTGGTGTTTGGTTGGAGAGTATAATGGAACGAGAAATTGTATGGAAGTAGGAAACGATGATACGTGCACATCAGGGCAATTATTTCCGCAAAAAAGTTTATGTTTAAATCCGGCAATGCAACAAGGAACGACACAAGGAACGATGCAACAAGGAACGATGCAACAAGGAACGATGCAACAAGGAACGACACAAAATAATGTATTACCGTATAATGTAATCATGAGTCAATCAATTCCACCCTTATCATCGAACCCTCTCGTAATTCCACATCCAACTATACAACAGCAATTACAACAATAATTAATGAATTCGCAAAAAGGTTGCGTTGTCTGCACTTTTTTGAAAATCATTTCCAGCCTCATCTTCCGAAATACAATAATGTAAATTTAATCCATATTCGCGCGCAAATGTTTCTGCTCGTATGCGCCTGTGTTTTAAACGAGCAATATAATACTCTCTCCCTAAATACGCCATGTGTTTTAACGAATATATTTTTTGACTGAATCGCACCATATATCCGTTATGTGCAACCGGCGCACACAAGTGTGCGCCATACGAATAATTCATTTCTCGAATGGCGTCAAATGAAAAACAAATATTCTTATCTTCTCTTTCATATTCATATCCTCTACAAATAAGATGAATATCAATGTCGGACAAATCTGTTTTTTTACTTTGTCCGACCATATTAAACCCTTTTACCGACAAAATAGTTGTTCCTTGTGTAACTTCATAGACAATATCTTCCATTGAAATATTTAACCACTCATCCATATCCGCCATGATAATCCATGAATTTGCGGGACATTGATTCCAAATCGTATTTTTTAATTGTGTTTGAACAAATTCATTCATAATTTGTTGTGTATAAATAGGCATCACGATACACCCCATCTCTCGGGCAATATAGGGAGAGGCATCGGTGCTTTCATTATCAAGAATTGTAATAATACTGTTTGGAAATCGCCGACGATAGTGTTCAACGGTTGCACGTAATATAGCAGATTCATTGTTGCATAATAAATAAATATATATGGACATCATATTATACATATTTATTTGGATGTTTTTATATGAAATATTCGTATTATTCACTCATTGAAAATAACATGGGCGATGTTGTATTTTCCTCTTTTGTATTTTCCTCTCCTTCTCCTTCTCCCTCTCCAACATCTCCAAGTATTTTTACTCTCTCTTCCATCAACATTTTATTTACATCCATCGTATACGATTGGAGAGACATTACTATATTTTTCAAATTACCGATTTCAGAAGCAAGCATTTCATGTCGAGTATTAAATTCATCCAATATCTCTCTCAAATTATCGGGAGGTTGTGGTTGTGGTTGTTGTTGAGGAGCCGATGATAATACGGGTGATGATAATTTTGTTTCTTTCATAAAAGATTCCAAGGTTGTTAAGCGTTTATCAACAACCGAAATAACTTGTGGCAAGGTAAGTCCTGATTGCGAACCTTGCCCTTGTTGTCCTAATCCTTGTTGTCCTTGTTGCCCTTGTTGTCCTAATCCTTGTCCGGGACGAGCTGATTGAATAGAAGTAGGAGTAGGAGGAGGAGGTGCAGGTGCACGTCGTTTTCTTGCAGATGCCAATGCGCCACTCATTTATTATTATACCGTCGGCAATGAAATTCCTAAATTAAACGACAAAAAAGGGTATAAAATCTTTATAAAATAGATAATACAAGATAAATGAACCCCGAAAACAATGTTCTCACAATAAAAACAATTCAAATTCAACCAGTTCGAAATATGATTGCGGCTCTAAAAGAACTGTTAACAGATGCAACTATTACTATTTACTCTGGAAATCAACCAACCGTGGCAGGACAAGAACTATTTGCCGGTATTAAAATAGTAAATTTCGATAAATCTCATACGACGCTTGTTAGCGTTGAATTACACGCAAATCAATTCGAAACATTCACTTGTATTCCAAATAAAATTATCATTTGCGCAAATACTCTCCATTTAAATAGAGTTATTTCAACCATTACGAACAACGATATACTGTCACTTTATATTGAAAAAGACGATTATCATGATGGGTCCGTAAGCGAACTCGGACTTCAATTTGATGATGTAACCATAAAGCAGTGTTATAATCAAAAATTGAAATTAATTGAACCGGATACGGAGGAAATGGTTGTTCCGGATGTAGATTATTCGACCATTATTAATTTATCGAGTTCTTATTTTCAGAAGATTATTCGTGATTTTTATGCTATTTCAGAGAGAATTGAAATTAAATCGGTTGGAAACGAACTGATTTTTTCATGTCAGGGATTATATGCAAAATCGCGAATTTATCGAACGGAAGCCGAAGGACTCACCTTTTGTAAAAAACCGGACGATTCGGTTATTATTCAGGGCGAATTTTCATTAAAATCACTGAACAATTTTATTAAATGCACGCCCTTGTGCAGTCATTTGGAAATTTATTTGGGAAATGATAAGCCATTAATTGTTAAATACAATGTGGCATCACTTGGGGAAATCAAGCTTTGTCTGGCGAGTTTGACAGACGAATAATATCCAGATATATTATGTTATATTTAGTCGTAATAATTTCATTATTAATTCTTTTTTTATCAGGATTCGTTTTCGTTCAAGAATCATTTACCCCTTCTTTTTCTTCTTCAACCATGCAAACCTCTCCTTTAACACAAACCTCTTCCTCAATGCAAACAACAACTATTATGGATGCGTCCGGAAATGTGATTCCGATTGGAAGCAAACTTATTCCGTCGTCCGGAATTCCGGATGGGTATTATCAAAGTGGAACCACACAAAATGGCACACCTTACATATCACCGATTCCATATGGATATACAACAAATACGGATAAAACGGTAATTCAACCAACGATTCAGGCATCGATTATAAACAATCCGAACAATGGCAACGCCCCAACAAATTTGTTCGTTACAAATTCTACCAATAGTCCATCCAATCCAGTTACACAATATAACTCGGATAATTTTAATCTTTCCTATCACGCCGATGAATTGGTTCCCGGAAACAATTTTTATGATGTGAGTGTAAATATTCCACCGGCAACCTATTATCAACCGGGAACATATCATCCAAATGAAGGAGGAGGATTTGTGCCGTCATATACAGATAGCGTGTTTTTAAATCCGGCTATAATGCCAACAGGAGAACAATATACATCGGCACAAGATTTTATGGGATTTTGTGAAAAATACCGAGACCAACCGATAGAACTGGAAAAACGATGTCAAGCCATGGATAAAAATACATGTGCGAGCACGAGTTGTTGTGTTTTATTGGGAGGACAAAAATGTGTGCATGGAGATGAATATGGACCAACCGCAAAAGCGAATTATAGTGATATCTTTGTAACAAATCGGGATTATTATTATTATAAGGGTATGTGTTACGGTGTATGTCCAAAGTAATATAATACCATATTGTCGTAGACCGTGTCTCTCTTGGGCAAAAGCCCAATGACGACAATTTGAGAGACGCATAATGACGATTATCCATTTATCCAAGATAAAATTGATAAATAAAACGTAATAAAAACGAACTAAACAAAATATATAACAAATGATGAAACCAAAAAGATACCATTACGATGAAACCCGAAATAAAATATATACGGACGAAACCTACCTGCCATTATTTGAATCTGTGTATATTGGTATATTTACAATCGCATGTCTAATCGTATGGATTCCTTCTTTAAGCCAACCGCTCTTTTCATACGGAAACGATATATTTCGAAATTCAATTCGATATATAGAAGTGCCAGAAAATACACCATTATTCGATAAAATTAAAGATATACAAATGCGAAAATACGGGGATATTGTATAACGACTATTTTGGTCTTGGAGATACCTTGTGTATAATAATTTTTTTAGTAAAAATACGCTCCATTTTTTTCTGTTTTGCAATATCCCGCTGTTTTTGTGCATTTTGTCGAGCAATGCCGTGTTCTAATATAAGATTCTCATCAACATAATCGGGTATAGGTGAATGTTTATTTCGTGTTTGTTTATTGTAAGCAAGTTCTCTATTGGTCAGGAAGGTATGATTTTGTTGTTTTGGAGAGACAGATGTATTGCGACTTATATCAATCGTGACGCGTTTTTGTGTTCGACGTTTTTTAGATGCATGAGAAGAACGAGAGGAAGAGGAACGGGAAGAAGAAGACGATGATGAATAGGATAACGAATCTTTTTTCGTTGGGCGAAATTTACTGGTTTTACGTAAAATAGATGACATTATATATAATATTTACAATTTTATGCACTATGAATGATATAAAAATATCGTAAACGATATTTTTATTGATGATATGTTAATTAATTATCCCATAACACGAATACCTCCCGCTAAAGAACTTCCAATGGCAAAACCTAAACCATTTTTAGCAGATGAGGCAACCGATGGAAGAAATGTGTCTAAAACCGCGAATGTTGCGGCGGCGGTTAAGGCAATAACCACAATTTCTTCAACTTTAAGTGAAGCTTTCGGAATGACATAGGCAACTAAAGCCACTACAAGACCTTCTAACAAATACTTAATGACCTTCTTAACGAATTCGGTAATATTAAAAGCAGACATGTTATTATATATTAAACAAACAAAAAAGACTACAAAAAACAGATATAACAAAAATGCTAAATGTATTGCTAAACAACATAAAGAACGGTTTCTATTACATCTATCTTATGTCTTTTGAAAATCTTGTTTCTCACGTAACACCTCCTCCAAACAATGTTCCCACAGAAACATTACACTCGGGCGAACCAAATCCTAAATATGTAGATTTATTGACGGAAACTCCTCCTACACATGGTCCTAAATGGGCATCGGTGTCCTTTATTTCTCCGAAAGATCTTATTCAACGTAGAGAGGATTTTCTTTTTACCAAATTTATTCATCAATGGGATTTCATCAAGTCCATGGATAAATATACACAATTTGTTCATTATATGGCGTATAAATACAATCTGAATACGGAAAATCTCCTAAAAGATTTTCAAGAATTCTTGGTGGAAGAGGGAACAAAGATTCGAGAGACATCTGTGGCGGATACGGTAAATGAATACAAAACATTTTTAGATAAGAACGAAGATGTATTAACCGAGAAATTTAATAAAGACAATAAATTTCAAACATCGGTTAGTGGGCTAAAAATCCATGAGGCGACCAATACAGAAGAAGAAGCGAAAAAATCGGGAATCAAGGCACGCGAGCGCGACCCGAATCATGATGTGCATGTGATGCCGTTGGGATACTGGGTGCCAATGCATCCGGATGCATACAAGACAGGAAATATCGAATTTTTGAATCAGGAATTAAATGAATTGCATCATGAGAAAATAAAGAGTGATGAAAAGTCAAAGATTGAATTTGAACGTCGCGTGAGAGAGACAAAGGAACGTGCCATCAAAGAAAATGTTGAATTGGCTACTAAAACCGGAAATAAACTTACCCAAGATATTGATGAAAATGGGCAATTGACCAATTTGGTGGATACGCTTGGATTGGACGATAGAGAGGTAGCGAGTCCAGATGTTAGAGATGAATTATTCGAAAAAATGAGACGAGATGCAAATGTATAAGAAGTTACTGATACTAAAGTTACGATACTAAAATAATATGTTGCATAAACGAAACAGTTCAAATAGTATTCTGTTTTCTATTTGTTTCTTTTGTTTTTCTATTTCTTCTGTGTCTATTTCGTCTGTGTCTATTTCGTCTGTGTCTATTTTATTTGTATTGGTTTCCTCAATACATAAAATAAATCCGGCTCCAATAAGAGAGATACATATGGGATACAAATATTGATAAAACATTATATTTCATTTAATATAATATTTAATTATAAATCAATTTTTTGAATCGACTAATAAACCAACCACGGTAATCCGGTAGATGCCATTTCAGATACATGTGTTAGCTGTATTAATATATACATAGCTCCCATACGACGCATTTCAATATCTCCAGAACCATACATTAAATTTTCCATAATAATGACACACAATTCCATTATGTCATTCGTAGAAAATGAATATAATATTTGACTTGGATATTCAACTTGATACAAAGCATTTCCTTGGGTAATGGTGCAAATAGCACGTTTGGTTTCATTTAATACATTTCCTCGTGTTGTCCAAAATGTTACTAATCCGTAATAAAAATAAATAATATTTCGTCGAGAAAGATTTATTAACCACTCGCTATACACAAAATACCCCAACGAACAAATATCGCCAAATATATCATCTATTCTTTGATATAATGGTTTTTCTCTAATAGCAAGAATAGTAAGTAGTGTAGCTGACATGTGTTTATTTGTTTCTGGATGAATCGACGATGGATATAAGGATTTTCCTTTAAATGACAATTTTGTGTATTCGGGCATGATTTGTATATTTGTTATTTGAAAATAAAACAGAAATGACAATATATCTTTCTTTACGGATTCTGAGAGGGGGGTGCGGGTATATGGATTTTGTAATTGTTGTTGTTGTTGTCCGTGTCCGTGTCCTTGTCCTTGTCCATATCCTTGTCGAATAAGTATTTCCAACGATAAAATATCAAATCCATAGGTAAATCCAGCGTCCGTGCATATAAATAATTGATTCTTTGGTATTTCCGACAACAGTTCTAATGTATAAAAATCAGTTGTGTTTACCGGTTCGTTTCTATTTTGTCTACGTATTCGATGATAATTTAATATAAATTGTCGTCTCACATATTTTTGTATAATAATAGCACTGGATTGTCGCATGAAATGATGTTTTATTTTTTCAAAAAGTTCAGCCTTTTTCAATTTTGATAAACCCGTTAGTCCAAGCGATTTTGCCGTTTCGATAAGTGTTTGAACTGTTTCTTTTGGTTTTTGTTCTTTTGGTTTTTTTTGTGAGAGGAGTTCTTTTGATTCCTTTTTTTCTTTTTTTGAAAACATAAATATACAATACTATACATTATTATATATTTTATTTAACTTCATTTTTTTGTTTCTTTCTTCTCTCTGTGTTTCTTTCTTCTCTCTGTGTTTTTTCTTCTCTCTGTGTTTTTTCTTCTCTCTGTGTTTTTTCTTCTCTCTGTGTTTTTTCTTCTCTCTGTGTTTTTTCTTCTCTCTGTGTTTTTTCTTCTCTCTGTGTTTTTTCTTCTCTGTGTTTCTTTCTTATTCTTGTCTTGGTTCCTGTTCTTGTTCCCACACCATAGTAAAATAGGACTTTGATACCAATAAATGTTTTTTTGAAGAAATAGGGTCCATTTTATTACGATAATATTTACAATAATATACATAAGGGTCTTCTGTATGTTTTTTATTTTCTATATGTTGATGATACATTGCCCGTTTAATATCTGCCACTTTATCCCAATGAGATGATATAACGGAACATATATATTTATCATTACATATTCGTATATTTGGATAGAAAAAATGCAATAAATCCAATATTTGTTTTTCTCCCAATTTTTGACCGGACCAATTTCGAAACAATTGTCCTATTTCATCGACTTCCAATACAGAAAACGGAGAGGTATCCTCCACAATTTCAATTTCTTCCTCCCAAAATGCCATCCACTGTTCCACTATCGGAAGATATTTACTTGTTAATCCCACAAATGAAACTTCGCCACTGCCACTATCCACCAACCGATAATCTTTGAATGGACTATTTTCTGACAACAATGTGTCTTTTAATTCCATTTTTAATACAAGAGGCATGTCATGTTTTGATAAAAACAATCTCCACAAATACAATATTTTATTCCATGTAAGTATATGTGTCGGTAAGTTGGTAGGTTCAATATATTCTCCCAAAAAGGACGAGACCAACGTTGAACACGGCGTATTTGCCAAAAAGAATACGCGCGTTTCAATTGTATCGTCGTTACTTATATCTTTTAAAAATACGTCCGAATTTTGAAATCGAATTGAATAATGCGCACACACACCCAAAAAATCGATAATATTTTCATAAATAGGCATTAATACCTCTTCTCGTATATTTTCATTAACTTTTAATATACGACAGTTAATGAGTGGGTGTCTATGATGAATACGATATTTTATCGTCTGTCCAATATTCACTCCCAAAACAGAATAACATTGAGAGCGAATTGTCTCTATCATCGGACGTATATTTGCATCCAAATAATGCACCATAGGATTTCCTTTATTATGCAAAATAGAATCTCCCAAAATAGTTAAAAAATATTTGGCTTCGGTTCGAGACGCAAATACATAGGGGCATAATTTATTTATTACGAATTGAATGGTCTCGGATTCTGGAACAGATTGGACGAATAATTTACTCTTTATTTGTTTTATAATGGTTGTTTTAATTTTTTGTTTCCACTCGGATAGATATATGTTTTTTTGCGAGGAAATATCCCGTAAAATAAAATACAGTAAATCATCTTCCGAAATTATTTTATAGTGACCGTTATCTTTTGATATAAATATATCGGTTTGTGGTATGTAAAAAAAGGAATATGTTTGCATAAAATGCTCCACATAGACATTTTTCTCTTGAATGAAGCGTTGTTTTTCGATAATCGATATTTGGGTAGTTTGGAGTAAGGCGGGCAATTGAATTTCAATATATTGTTGAATTTTTTTCACTATTTGGGGATATTCTTTGTATGTGCCATACAGATTTTCAATTGAAATTAGAATACGTTCCAGATCCGAATTCATGGGTTGTAGTTAATAATATATACTATTTATATCATTAGTTGGTTTTATAGGTGTGTTTCTTCATGGGTTTGTTTTATGGGTTTCATATCAGTGTAATAAATTCTAAATCCTCAATTTTCCAATATTCACATCCACCTCCCGGAAAGGGGCGTTCGATAATGGCGGGAATTTTTTTCTGTTCCAATTCCATTTTTGCAATAGCATATTCATCCATTATGGTATCATCTATCTCTATAAATGGCTCCGCACCCGCCTGCAATTGTCGGGCACGTTCTCCTAAAATACGCGCAATTTCATATTTGGATGCCCATGGAACAATTTTATGGAAAGGGTCGTCAATAACACCGTTTTCATTACGGATAATGGTGGTCATTCGTAATATTTCTTCGTAATTTTTTGCTTGAAGTTCTGGATGAAAATCCGATATAATATTTTGACGAAGACCCTTCTCAAACTTTTGTAAATATGTTTCTGAATTATCTTGTTCATCAGAATCATTGTCGTCGTCATCCTCGTTGTCGTCATCATTATTTTGTGGATGATTCACGGAAACCTCTTTAAATATTTTATTTGATGGGTCGTGCTCATTGTCCGAGTCATCTGAATCGTCTGCTTCCGCCTCTGCTTCTGCATCGACATCTATATCGGCTTCTGAATCATCCCCTCCTTCTAAATCAGACTCATTATCAGAATCGGAGTTTGATGAAGACGCGGAGGACGCATCGTCATCCTCTTCGTCTTTTCTATGTGAATGATTTTCTGACATTTGTAATGGATATATATAATTAATTTGTCTCGCTTTATTTCTTTTTTCCTTTTCAATTTTATGGAACATACAAGGCTTGGTGTGCCTCGCGAGGGAAAATTGATAATAAAAACATACTTCTTTTTATAACAATCAAACATGGAAACAACACCAACAACAACACAAACAAAAACAACAACACAAACAAAAACAACAACACAAACAACGCCTTTTGAATTATTTCAACAATGGAATACTATTGAAAATCAATTGGCTATTTTAAATGAAAAAGCAAAACAACTTCGCCAACAACGAACGACTGTATCTACGCAATTGGTGCAACATATGAAAAATGCTTCTTTGCCTACAGTAACATTTGGACAAACATCTGTTTCTCTTATTGAAAAACGTGATTACAGTTCATTAACATATGCATATCTTGAATCTACTTTAGGCGCAATTATTCCGGATAAGGAACAAGTCGCATATATTATTAATTATTTAAAAAAACATCGTGACGTAAAAATAACAACTGAATTAAAACGAGATTTTCAACAAGAAAATCGTTGATTTTGTTTATTGTTTCTTGATTATCGAAAAATAAAGAAAGAGTATATTATAGATGTCTTTTTTGTCGAAATATACATTTGAACAAACCGCCGACCACGACCCTTTGTTTAAGGGAGGATACCCAGTTCATTTTGGTATGATTGGTGGAGTTGGTATGATTGGTGGAGAAAATACAAATAACATAAAAGAAGAAAATACACTTGCGATTCCAATAGGGTTAATTGTTATTTCGCGTCCACAAATGCCTTTTCAAACAGATTCGCTTAATCAAGTAATTGATGATTCACTGTTTGATAATATGTTTAATTCATTGGCTTCCGCCAAGAAAAAAATACAAAATATTCACAAAAAAACTATAAAACAAACTTCTCGACGACCCCTTGTAAAACATACAAAAAAACAAACTCAAAGATAACATAATATGAATACAAATGAACCAACTACTATCATGGGTAAATGAAACAAAACTAAATTGGACCGCATTATCTTGCAATCCAAATGCAATCTCTCTATTAGAATCCCATCCAGAAAAAATAGACTGGAATCGGTTATCTACCAATCCAAACGCAATCTCTCTATTGAAAGCCCGTCCAGAAAAAATAGTTTGGTATTGGTTATCTCAAAATCCCAACGCCATCTCTTTATTGGAAGCACATCCAGAAAAAATAACATGTTTCGAATGGTTGTCTCAAAATCCCAACGCCATCTCTCTATTAGAATCTCATCCAGAAAAAATAGTCTGGAACTTGTTATCGATGAATCCAAATGCCATCTCTCTATTGGAATCTCATCCAGAAAAAATAGACTGGATTGCATTGTCAATAAATCCGAATGCCATTCCTCTATTGGAATCTCATCCAGAAAAAATAGTCTGGAACTTATTATCGAGAAATCCGAGTGCAATCTCTCTATTGGAATCCCATCCAGAAAAAATAGACTGGGCTTCGTTATCAAAAAATCCCAACGCAATCCATTTATTGGAAGCCAATCCAGAAAAAATAGACTGGAATCAGTTATCCACAAATCCCAGTGCCATCTCTCTATTGGAGGCGAATCCAGAAAAAATAGACTGGGCTTCGTTATCCAGAAATCCAAATGCAATCCATTTATTGGAAGCCAATCCAGCAAAAATAGACTGGAATCAGTTATCCGAGAATCCGAATATATTTATAGAAAACTAAAAAAATAACCATTACACCAAAAATTTACACCAATTACACCAAAAATTTACACCAATTACACCGAAATAGTTGTTACGACTGCTCTACACATGGGACAAGTTGGACATTCATAGGTCGATGTTATTTTACACAATTCAAATATACAATTTCGGCAATAGTCTTTATGATTACACCCAAGACTTACGGAAAATTCAGGTTTAACTGTTGTCAAACAAATACAACAGTCAAACTCATCTATTTTTCTTTCACAAGCACTTTCTGTAGTAATTTGCATTGTCGGTCGTGAAGCAACCATGAATCTTAATTTTTTCGCATAATAGTCCGACGACACATATTCCGTCATTATCATTTGATGCCTTATCTGGCTTATTTTTATTTTACTATATTCGACAGATTGTTCCATAGTTTCAACCAATACATACAGTTTGGGCACGTCAATCATTACGTTGGTTATTCTTTTTGCGTTAATTATTTTATCAATGTTTGTTTTCAAATGTAAAATCACATTTTGTAAATGTACATTGTGTGCGTAAAGAACATCTATTTTTGTTTTATTTGTTTTATTATGTATGTGTTGATGTAATGGACGCGGTGGAATTTCACTATCGCGAATAGTTAAATATTTTTGAACTTTATTCGGCGTATTGTGTGTCCTGTAATAATACATATCATCGCCAGATGGAACATTACATATTCGATGCACAAGCATATTATAGAACAAATCTATCTGACGATTGCACTCAACATAATTATTGTTATTGAATCGGTAATAGAATGTATTTTGTTGTACGTCACTCTTTGATTTTTTTGTTTTTTTATATAACAAATCATACAATAGAATGGTTTGTTCAACACGATTTGTTGTCTTATAGGGACATACAGCGGATGTGTGTCCAATTTGTTTGCATATTCCGCAATGGCAATTCATTTTATTATTTTTTTTTAATAATAAAAATACATGTAAAAAGTTTTTCAATTTTTATAAATAAGCATTGGCTTCAAGAATCACAAAACACATTATCTTTCCAAATTCCCGTTTTTTTTATTTTTTTTTTACGTAAAAAACATCCGGTTGTTAGTTGCGTTTGTGTTCCAAGACCTTCCCGTTTTCCGCCATACCAGTTTCCTTCATATACATCGCCGTTTGAATATGTCATTTTCCCATATCCATATTTCATTCCGAATGTATATGTTCCCTCATATACATCCCCATTTGCGTGCATCATTTTTCCAAATCCACACATTTGATTTTGTCGCCATTCTCCTGTATATTGAGTTCCATCATTCCAAATATATGTGCCATTACCATCATACATTCCATTTTTCCATTCGCCTTTATATACAGGACCGTTTGCATATTGCATTTCGCCATATCCATTTCGAATAAGGGGGGATTCGTGTAATGTGTTTGTTTCACCGCGATAGACATTGAAAAATATAAAACATTTTCGGCACAATGGACAACATGGTATATTTCGTCTATTTTTTATTTTTAAATAGTTATTTAATCCGTCTTTACTGAAATAGTGTCCACATACGATTATTTGTCGTATATATTCTCCCTCTGTAAATAAATTTAACGAAATGGCACACGTAGTTTCCGACATTTTTATTTCGTCATAATGATATTGAATTACATGTAAATTCGCATTTACTTCTCTATCGGACATTGGACGACTTACGTCAAATACTTGCTCTCGAATTACATGATAATTCGATGAATGTTCTTGTCTTTGTTCTTGTCTTTGTTCTTGTCTTTGTTCTTCTGTTCCTGATCCAAGGTCTTGTTCATTATTCATATTATTATAATAGTATAAGATTTTTGTCTGTCAATATAGGAGATGAATAAAGAAATTTGTGCATTTGCCAATATATTTGGAAAACCAAAGGAAGGTATTCATAAATATCGAATATTCGGTTTAGCGGGGGTAGATGTTTTTTTTACGATTCTTGCAGCGGTTTTTATATGGTGGATTTGGGGAGATTATTCTTTGTTATTTTTATGTAAAACGCTTTTGGGATTGTTTTTAGTAAGTATTTTATGTCATCGATTCTTTTGTGTGAGAACAACGATTGACCGATTTTTATTTCCATAAATTTCAGCACGCACGTAAAATATATAAATACATATATAAATACATACATAACTATGAACATTCAAACCATTCAATATGCAAATGGAGATGTATTTGTCGGAGACTGGGACGGTTTACACGCAAATCCATGCAACGGAAAAATAACGTATGCCAATGGAGACACATATGAAGGAGAATTTGACTCAGAAACTGGGAAATACAATGGTGTTGGAATACAATATATGGACGGTATATTGTTGTCGGGAACTTGGAAACAGGGGATTTATATGGGAGATAAGTAAGATAATATAAAAAAACATATATTATATTATAATGCAACTATCAAAACAAATACAAAAACAAAAACAAAATCAAAAAATAAGTATATGTATTCCTTTATACAATGGTATTGAATTTTTATCTGAATCTTTTTTGTCTGTCATGAATCAAACCTATTCGAACTACGAGGTATTAATCGCCGTAAATGGTCATGAAGAAAATTCAGACGTATATCAAAAAACATGTGAAATTGTTTTACCATATCAAGCCACACATACCATTCGTATTTTCGACTGGTTTCATTTGAAAGGAAAATCCATTACTCTAAACGCAATGATGAACATGTGCCAAGCCGAATTTATTGCGCTTTTAGACGTAGATGATATTTGGCACCCACATAAATTAGAAATACAAACTCCTATTTTACAGCATTTTGATGTTGTTGGCACACAATGTGTATATATGGCATCCGGAAAACAACAGCATTTGAATGGCATCATTCCGAAAATTCCGGTGGGAGATTTTACAAATACATCGTTTCGACCAAATCCGATTATTAACAGCAGTGTTATTTTACATAAAAGATATTGTTCGTGGAAAGAAAACGGAATTGAAGATTATGAATTGTGGCTACGATTAAAAAAATCGGGACATGTTTTATTTTATAACTGTCCAAAGGTATTGGTGAAACATCGATTGCATGATGCGTCGGCATTTAATTCAAAAGGACATCTATCTAAATTATCCATATTAGATAGATAAGTTTTCTGTTTTCGTCATTATGCGTCTCTCAAAGAGGGGTTTTTACCCATATTGGCATTATAGTAAAAACGAAATGTCGAACGTTTCAACTCGAATATAAAAAATAGAAACTGGTAGTTCACCTTTTGATTTTTCTGGATTTTCTTCTATTTTTATTTCTATTGTATTTATTTTTTGTAAATCGTCTTTTTTTAAAACGACGTTTTCCGCCATATACAAAATCATCTGGATCAAATGTAACCCCCGAAATAATTTCATCTATCATACGATTTGTTTCCGGCAAGGTTCTTTGGTCAACATGTATTTTTGTTAATAAAAAATCTTTTAAGCTTTTTATTTTATTTTCAGTGGATTCTGTTACAGAAAATTCTTCTGGCGTGCCTTGTTTATGAATTTGAAACCATTCTTTTGTAAATTCAGTTAATAATGGAATAGACACAATATCTACTCCTGAAATTGCACGAACAAGTATATCATATTTATTTGTTTCATATTCGGGTTTATCAACATATAATAAACATGATGCGCTCAATGACAAAATAATTCGTTCTAATGCGCCTCCGGCACATGATATTGCTCCAAATCCAGTTCCATTGTTTGCGGTAAGTACATCATGTATATAGTTTTCTATATAAGCTTTTTGAAATTCTGGAGGTTGTTGTTTTACAAATGCAAGCGTATAATAAGAAGCATATCTTATTGATTTTGAAAATTGCGCATAATACAATCCACGCAATCTTTGTTGCATTAATAATTCAATTCCATTTAAAATAGTGGGGTCATTATTTGACAATTCTTTTAATATTGTCTCAATATAGTCAAAAGTTAAATTCGGAGACGGCGATGGAGAGGGTATATGCAATTCCGTTTTTAACACAGAAATAAGCTTTTTATAATTAATATTCTCGGATTCTTTATGGACTTGAGTTGAATCTACTTCATGCTCATGCTCTCGATTTTCATTGCGAATTATCTGTTGAATTTCAGGAGAAAGTTGTTGCATATTTTCTGGAGGAAATCTAATATGATTATTTTCAATCATTAAGTGTCTTAGTGAAACAGGAATAGGAGGAAGTGCCGTAAGTTGATTAGAAAAAGTCTTTAATATATCTAATTTTCGAGGAAGTTCTGGAAGAACTGTCAGCCAATTTCGGTGACAATCTAATGTTCTTAAACTTGGAGGAAGTTTCGGAAGAACAGTGAGTCGATTATTATAACAATATAATGTCATTAAATTTGGAGGAAGTTCTGGAAGAACCGTTAGTTGATTATATTCACATTGTAATCTCATTACATTTGGAGGAAGTTCTGGAAGAACTGTCAGTTCATTATGACCGCAGTCTATTACGGTCAAACGAGAGGGTAGATTACCTAAAGACGTAATTTGATTTCTATCACATAGTAAGGTGTCTAAATTGGGAGGAAGATTCTCAAGAGAAGTTAGTTTATTTTCTGAACAATTTAAAGTTGTTGTATCTAAATCACCTGATAAATCTGGTAAAACTGTTAAATTTCTACCAGATAAATTTATATTTTTTTTCATATATATATATATACTTTTTCTAACGTCTTCGTTTTTCGGTTTTATTGTGTTTTCTTATACGTCGTCTTTCACTTAATCGTCGGGTGCTTCCTCCTTTACTTTGTCCTAATCGTCTTTTACTTTTATTTTTACTTAATCGTCTTTTACTTCGTCGTCCACCCGTAGTTCCTGCCAAATTGGATGCTTGGATGGAGGAGGGCGACGCAACATTTGTCGATGTTCCGCCCGTTGCATGCATGGGGGCAATATAGCCAGTTGTGTTGCTATATGCCGAGTTAATGGATGCGGGAGAGAGATGATTCATTATATTCTATATGGAGAAAAATATCTTGAATCGAATCATGAAGTAAGAAGAAGCAAATAAATCTTCTCTAAAAATTGGATGTCAGTAGTTTTGACGAATACCATTGAGATGATAGATAATTACTACTGGACGGAGTTGCCGATGTAGTTGAGGCAGATGGTCCCGCATATGCCGTTAAACTTGGACCGCTGAATACGGTCTTTCCAATTTCAAAAATATTCATGGCACTATTTTGATACAGTAAATTGGACAATTGTCCCGAAAATCCGCCGTTCGCACAAACATTTATATTTTCATAATTTTGATGGGGAACATTGGTAAAATTCAACCGATTTGTAATTATGCCGTTTATATACACATCCATAATCATATTTTCTACACGAACAATTACACTTACCCACTTATTGAACGGAATATTTGAAATGTCAATGAACTGATTTTGAATAGTTTGGTCTGGAGTAACATCCATAATAACGCGTAATGTATTGATTCCATTTTGTTGTGTTATATAAACACCCGGTCCATTTGATACAGTGGCAATTCCGGTTTGAGAGTCATATGTATTGTTTCCTACATTGAAAATATTCTTATAGGTAGTCGTTGTAGTAGAAGTTGATGGACCAATATTTATCCAAACCGCCCATGTAAATTCCAATCCAGTTTTCGCATTATTTGAATTTAATATAGTCACCGAATTTGTTTGTTTTGGGTCACGCGAAACGGTAACATTTTGCGTTCCATTCAACAATCCTTGAATCACCATTGGATTGGCGGGCGGATGTGAAAAATGTCCGATTAAGGTAATTCCTAAATTCATTAAAAATAAAAACACAATACATACAAATATAATAAATGCGAATTTTGCAAGCATGCTATTTGACGAAAGAAAACTCTGTGTCGCATTTGGAATTGATTGAACCGAACCATACTGAGAAATAGTATTCGATACAGCATCTTGAGCCGATTGAACCGTATTTGAAACGGCATTTACTACAGGTGCAATAACAGGTGCAATAACCGGTGCAATAGTATCTCCTACTTTTTGCACACTTTCTTGAATTGTTCGTATAGGATTGGCAATAGGAATAGACGGCTGAGGACCTTGAAAATTCATTGTTATGTTGTTGTATTAGTTAGAGAATGGAATTTGCAAAAAAATGGCACGTATATATTTATACCACGATTGAAATACACCCACTGACATAAAAAATGGAAATAATAGAAACAGGAGCAATACACACAGTCTTAATAAAAAAAATGTTTTATTTGCATAAAAAATGGACCAACCGACCAGCGTTATAAAAATGCCGAAATATATGTAAAAAAGAATGTCGTATGTTTTTTTCGCATTGGCTAAATCGGTTTGTGAATACATGGTTCGTTGATTGTCGGTTATATGTGAATTCTTTTGTTCGTGTATTTTGTCATTTAATAATTTATTTTGATTTCCGATATAGGTGTAATTAATATGTGAAATCTCCATTGCCAGAATATCTTCTATCGCGTTATCGGTATCTTTTTTGTATTTTTTATAATCTTCCGCATTTTTCTGAATATTTTGTGCCAACTGTCGATTTTCGATGGATTTATTCGTCAAGTTTTGTTCCAATTCAAAATTATTGTGTCTCTCGGATTCAAATTGTCCGTTCATCTGAGAAAAACGAGATTGTTCATCCGAAAGTTCGGCATTTTTTTCATTCAATTGGTTCTGTAAATTCGCTTCTTGTTGTCGCATTTGTTGATTCTGTTGATTTTGATTCTGATTCTGACGAAAAAAAGAAAACATATATAATATGAGTATGAAATTTATTTATCTATGACTTGTATCATCTTTTTTCCTTTTTTCTATAAATCACTCGCATAACTCACTCCTCCAATAGACATATTCGAACCTTTTTTTTCAATGAATATTCCGATTGAAATAAAAACATGCGAAACAAATGGGTATCGCCAATTAACGGAACGGATGTTTTATATTGTGAATATAATTTGAATTTTTGTAAATAAATGGTATATGTATATTTTTGTTCTTTTTCTTCTGTTTGTACTACGACTCCCGTAAAACTTGTGTCTATTGATATATGCGTAATGCAGTCCAATAATGCAATTTCCATCTGTAATTTTCTGGAATATCGTATATATTTATTTAATTCATCGGTGAATGGTAACAATACATCTCCCTCCTTTTGTAATAAAAACCACTGATTGTAAATATCGGGAAGTCGCCGGATTGGACTTGTTGCGTGGGCATAACAAATAGTAGCATCTGTGGGTAAATAGTATCCTCTCTGTTTTGTCGGAATTGGCTCCCATATTGGATGATTTGTTTCGTGAGAACTGTGTTTGGTAAAATGATACAGAAATCCTTTTTTTAATTGTTGTAATTTTTCTCCCGCATATTGATTGTATTGTTCCATCCAATACGCAACAACCGCATAACTATCATTCGTTGCATTTTTATCTGTAAATGCAAGTAATGTAAATGCAAGTAATTTCTGATATTCGTCCGATTCTAATAAATCCGAACTTTCATATACATAATTTTTGGAAACAGAAATGGTTGTTTCATAAAAATCCGAAAATGTAACATGTCCGTTTATAATTCGAATTTGTAATGCAACCACATGTCGAATGTTATCTTTTTGTAATGAACAAATATTGGAAATATCGTCTGGCAACATACAACGTTTTTTATCTGGAAGATACATGGTGTTTGGGCGATGAACCGAGAGGTATTGCCAAGCATCTAATTTATGTATCCAATAGGCTACATTTGATATATAAATCGTAACACCTTCGTTGTTTACCGAAAAGGCATCATCAAAATCGGTGGTAAATTGTCCGTCAATTGTAAAACAATGAGGAGATAAACAAGGAGGAGATAAACAAGGAGATGATAATAAACAATGTTTTATATGTGCGTTAAATAATTTATGCGAATGGCGTAGATTTTTTGTAGCTAATTGATATTCAAAATAGGCGGAAATATCGTCGGTATCTCCAAATACCTCATGTAATATTCCGATAGATACATTTTTTTCTTTTTCTTTTATTGGTTCATTTTCTTTTTCTTTTATTGGTTCTTTTATAAAGGATACATATTTTTGACATGTTTTTTTTGAAAATGAGAGGGGAATTTCATAGGGAATAAGAAATATTTCATTTTCGCTACCTATTTCGCTACTACTTATACAACGATACAATAAACGTTTTCCTATTTTTCCATAGGTTTTTTTATCGAGAATTAACACACCAGTTTTCATTCTTTTGTTTGTTATTTGTTATATTCATTTTTGTAATAATTCTATTTTCATTTTTATCTCTTGAGATAAAATTGAATATTTTTTATGTAAAATAGAACACGTGATATGGAAACGAATTGGACACGAGGCGCATCAATACAAACTAATAATTCGGATAAAAAAAAAGAACCAGATAAAAAAAAAGAATCGGATAAAAGAATAGAACCAGATAAAAAAAAAGAACCCAATAAAAAACAATATTCTTCCCAACAAACAAGTGGTTGGAATTCGCCTTACATTACCATTTTACCCGTAGACCGAACAACTACGGAATTGGTATTCTCCTTACAAAAATTAAAAAAACTGCCTGATTTGTCACGATATGTAAATCTACGTAAATTATATTGTTCCGGCAATTGTCTTGCATTTCTTCCGACTCTTCCGAATTCATTGGAAGAATTGGATTGTGAAGATAATCTGCTTACATCTCTCCCAAAACTTCCTTCCCATTTAAAAAAATTATGGTGCGAGAATAATAAAATTCGAAAATTACCCGATTTACCAAATACATTAATTGAATTGTCGTGTTCCTACAATAATTTAACTACCCTACCCCCACTAACACATACATTATTGGTTCGTATAAATTGTGTATGCAATTATATAAAACAACTTCCGGAATTACCGCCAACATTACTTGTATTTGAATACATTGGAAATAATGAAATATGTGTTCCCGATAAGTATGTGTCCGTTTATCGTAAAATAATGGAACCAGTAACTCCACCAAACACAGAAATTTATATAGGCACAGAATTTGATACAGGCACCGAAACAGAAGCCGACACAAACATAGAATCCGATTTTATATAATAATGGTATAATACTGTCTTTTGTTTTGTTGTTGTTGTTGTTGTTCTTGCTGTTTTTTCCATTTATTTCGAATAAAAAAAATAAAAATACCTATAAAAACAATACCGATAAAACCAATTCCGATAAATTCAACGCCAATAAAATCAATGCCGACATTCTTCTCTATACCTTGGTTTGTTCGGTCTATTTTAATAAATGGCGCAAGCCACGTTTGTTGCATATCTTTTGTAATGCACGATGTATTTGGAGATGTATACGAAAAACAATCGTATGATAATGTAGAGCTATCAGAGAGCTGTATTCGAAATACAATTCCATATTCGTCTCTCCATCTATTTTTCCATTTTGTAAGAGGTATGCCTAACATCCGTATCATTTCTATAATTTCATCGTGTTCCCACACAACAATGACATTCTTTGGTTTTTTAGCTACTATTTCGCGTAAAACGTGTTTCCCCTCTCCAACACAGTGATTCGCATCTACATCCGATGTAAGTTGTAGGGTATCATGTAAAATATGTGACGTTATATACATACGTTCAGAACGTTGCCTACAAAATGGATATTCTTTGTTCCGTCGATACGACGATGTTATAATTATAGGCGGTTCTTGCATAGAAGAAAACGGCGGATAATTTGCCCAATTTCGGGCTCGGTCATATCCTTTTATAGAACAGTCATTTCCAGAATGTGCGTCTTTATCACAATGTCGTATAAACCAAATATCCATATACAATCTTAGGTAAATATCTCTATATATTGGAAGACAATTATATCAATGTCTATACAAATTGTTGTAGCGCATTATAATGAATCACTCGAATGGCTGACTCCTTATACAAATGTTATTATTTATAGCAAAGGAACAACGAATATTCAAGACAGAAGTAATATACAAGACAGAAGTATTTTATTACCAAATGTCGGTAGAGAGGGTCATACATATTATCATCATATCGTGCAAAATTACAATAATTTAGCGGAATATACTATTTTTTTACAGGGAAATCCGTTTGACCACTCTCCAGATATTGTTTCCACTCTTCAAAAATGCGTACAAAATCCATTTTATCTTTCTTCCAAAAAAACGAAATTTGCGTTTATAAGTCAGGTCCATGTAGACACGAATTTATCAGGGTGTCCAGTGCATCCAAATCTGGCGGAAACATTACAAAATGTATATGCGCATATATTTCATAAACGATTAACAGATAAAAAATTTACATTTGCTATTGGCGCACAATTTGTTGTTTCTAAAGCCCGCATTTTATCTCGTTCGCGCGCGTTTTATCAAAATATTGTTCATTTATTAGACCATCATATTCACCCAATCGAAGGATATGCAATAGAACGGTTCCATCGACTTATTTTTATGGGAGAAAATGAACAAGAACATGAATATAAAACACAAAAAATAAGACAAATGCAATTAATTGTTCGATAATTGGTCATGTATATTTTGAAGTAAGTCATATGTGTCTTGTTGATGTTTTTTTATTTGATACACATTTTCCGTCAATATACGCACCTGTGTTTCTAGACAAATAATTTTTTCAGTTAATGATACTAAAGTATGATTTGGCACAATAAGTTCTTTTCTTGAAAAGGATTCTGATGGTTGATTTTTTACAGATGAATTATCCGCATCATTTGGAATTATTTTTGTTTTATTACTTTTTGTTTTATTACTTCCAAAGAAAAAAAACATTATATATTATCGTAATATAATACCTTCTTGCGATTGTTGTATTTTTATATGCGTTTTTAAGTTTTTAATAATTTATGCATCAAATTTGCGTGAATCTGCAAACATTTCACGCAAATGAGCAACAAGTAATTTTTTAAATTCTTTGTTAATTTTTCTACATTTTTCAATTGACATTATGACACGTTCTTTATCTTCTGCTCTCTTTTCAATTTTTTGTTCCATTGACATGATTGGTTTATGGGTTTCTCTATACATTTTATTGTATTGTCTTATGCGTTCTTTTTGTTCTTCGGTTCGAACAACTGGACTACGAACGCGAACTATTGGTGCTTGAATGTGTATTAGTAGTTGTTGCACGAATTCTTGCATGAGGTCTGGTTCTTGTTCTGGTTCTTGCACGGGTTCTTGCATTGGTTCTTGCATTGGTTCTTGCATTGGTTCTTGCACGGGTTCTTGTTCTTGCACATGTTCTGGTTCTTGTCTTTGTAGAACCCGTTCTTGTAAACGGGCTTGTTGTTTTTTTTGGCGAGCTTTTTTTGCAGATTCACGACATTTCAACAAATAATTATTGTAAAGTTCAGGGTCTGAACGTATTTTTGCCTGTTGTCGTTGATAATACTGTTTTTGTTTTATTTTTTTAAGTTCGGCAGTAGAAGTCAAGGTAGGAGTAGATGTAGGAGTCGAGGTAGGAGTAGATGTAAACATTTCATCTACAAGTTGTGCGATGTTTTGTTGAACGTGTGTCATTTCTTTTGTCTTTATGTGAAAGAATTTCTTAAAAAAAAGATTTTCAATTTTTTCTGCATCGGTTTCATCACAGAATGCGCCACGCCCCCACTATTGGGTGTACAGAATCAGATAAAATTGATAATTTTATTTTTTGTTTAACAAATAACATAATAAAATAATAAAATGACCGAATTATCACCCCTATTGAACCCGAACAAATTAATTTGTTTAAAAAATAAACATATTGTAATAATCAATTATGATTATTCCGATAATAATGAAATATATGGTAAATTAAAGGCAATTTCGAATGTATGTGACGTATACCATATTAAAGCGGAAGATGATTTTAGAAAATTGTATGTTGCTTTACGTAAAGCATACGATATTATTATTACTATTATAAAAACAAATATTTGTATTTATGAGATATTTCCGTTGGATAATTTATCGGATAACACGGATTGTGATAGTAAAACATGGATTGAAATGGATGAGATTTGTTATATATGTGGTACTGCATAATGTATCATGTAAATTTAACAATAATATGCACGTGTTCTTTTTTAATGGTTTTTAATGCCGATACACTCAATTCTTGTCGTTTTTTTCTCGTTTTATTGTTGTCATCATCGGTTTCTCGGCGTTTCACTGTGCTATTCCGACTATTCATATCAATTAAAATACTGTCGTAATTTGCTTCAATATATTCTAAAATTTGGTTCTCAATAGCCCATTTAAAAAAACACATTTGTCCAACGGTTGTTATAAAATCCATCATTTCCAATCGTGGACCTCGCGAAAATACATCGAACATTTCTTTACTGTATCCTTTTAATTTAAGTTTGTATTCATTATGAACTTTAAACCGATACGAATTAGTACCTCTATTTTTTAGCACATAAATTGTATAATATTTTTTTGAAAAATTTGTTACAAACCAATCAATAATTCGTAATGAAATGCGAGATTCACCACAAACCGCCGTTTTTAATATATCAATGTGGTTATGATCACTCATATAGAATTCCATTAAACTTTGTAGTAATAATCCGCTTTGACTTTGAATTCCCATGTAGTCCTCTGCCGTAACAACATCGTCTTCTTGTTCTTTTTCTTGTCTGTATTGGTCTTTTTCTTGTCTTTGTTCTTTTTCTTGTCTGTATTGGTCTTTTTCTTGTCTTTCCGTTGTTTTTATTCTTAACGATTCCGTCATTATATAGATGAAAGGATTGATATTTAAATTGTTTTACACCTTTTTTCATGAAAAAATGGTAATATTCAGTCTTTTGTTTATTGTCGTAATAACTTGTCGTAGACCGTGTCTCCCAAAAGGAGGGAGCTTAGCGACCGACGCAATTTGGGAGACGCATAATGACGAAAACCTTAGAGAGGTCGAGAGATGATAGATTCAATTGCCATATTTGGTTGCTAAAATAATCTCTCTATTATATAAAACATGGTTGCTGGAAGTATGTTGCCTATAACATTTACACCAAATGGAAAACTATTATTTCTATTCGGTAAAGAAAATGCAATGGAAGATTCTGCAAAAGGATGGTCCGATTTTGGAGGAGGTAGTGAAGGAAATGAAACCCCCTTTGAAACTGCTTTGCGAGAGGGAGGTGAAGAAATGACATTTTTTTTAGGAGACGGAGAAGATTTACGTAAAAGAGTTCTTGAAAAACATAGTGGTGGCATTTTTCCACTGGTTCATGATACCTATCATTTTCATTTATTTTATATTCCATATGACGTTTTTCTTCCTGAATATTACAACAACAGTCATCGTCATTTATGGAAACATATGGATAAAAATGTGCTAAACAAATCAAGACTCTTTGAAAAAATAGAAATTGACTGGTTTTCGCCGGAAAACATACATGACCGAATGAAAGAATTTCGTGGATTCTTTCAAGAAAAAATAGTATATGTTTTATCCAAATTACCCGAGATTAAATCGCATTTTAAAAATCAAAAGAAACTGGCACGAAAAAATTATGAACATTCTCGATTTAGACAAACCAGAAAAATAAGACAAACCAGAAAAATAAGACAAACCAGAAAATAAGAAAATACATAAATAAGAAAAAACAATGATGTAATAATAATGTTATTAAATCATATTTTATATATTAATTTAGAGCACCGAATCGACCGTAATGCGCATATTCAAACCGAGTTTCGTAAATTAAATGACGTTCAGGGACAACGAATAAATGCGGTTAAACATAAAGTAGGGGCTATTGGATGCACGTATAGTCACATAAAATGTTTAGAATATGCAAAACAGCAACAATGGCAGTATGTAGTTATTTGTGAAGACGATGTAACCTTTACAGACCCATCTACATTTTTATCAAGTCTCTCTAAATTTGAACAATATTTTCATACAGATGCAGAAGCAGAAGCGAACCAGCCAATACAACCTTTATGGGATGTGTTAATTATTGGCGGAAACAATTGTCCGCCATTTGAACAATATAATGGAATTGATTATTTTTGTAGAGTGTATAACTGCCAAACCACGACATGTTATGTAGTAGCATCTCATTATTATGATACACTTATTCGAAATTTTAAACAAAGTGTGTTCATGTTGGAAAAACAGCCAAACAATCATCGTCAATATGCATTGGATATATATTGGAAACAATTACAGAAAACAGATGTTTGGTATATGTTGACACCATTAACGGTAATACAATATGAAAATTATAGTGATATTGAAAAAAAAACAGTAAATTATCGAAATTTACTTTTGGATTTGGAGAAACCGTGGTTAACGGCATTAATGGCAAAACAATCCAAATAATGGGATTATCCAGTGCGGTTTTTCTTGTTGGTTTGTGTTTTTGTTCCTCCCAACACCCGTTTTGTCATCATACAAAGTCCTTCACATTCAAAATTTTGTTTCAGATAAAAAGGAACTGCTTCCGTAACCGACCCCAATGTAATATTTTTTATTTCATCGGCTTTACACAATTCGGTCAATGCTTCTATCATATATGCACCAATGCCATTCATTTTTTTGAGAGAACATATTACATCAACTACCAATGCACTGTCTTTTTCATTACGCAATATGGTAGAAAATCCACAAAAATAACCGTCTAAAACAATCACAAGAATTGCATCCGAATCAATAAACGATTCTAATACATATTCCTTACGTAATCCTTTACACATATTTCCTTCACTAATAAATTCACGCAACTGAATATGCATTTCATCGGTTTTTAACGCAATATGCCATTTATCTGGGGTTAGTGTATTTCGTATTTTATCTATGGTTATTTGTTTGTTGAGAGGGCAAAAATATAGATGACATTCTATTGACATTGTATATATGTAAGTGACGAAAAGTTCCAATAAAAAATTGAATTTAAAAAATAAAAAATAAAACATACATATAAAATTATGACAATGTTCGTAAAAGAAAAAACAAATGTTCAAATTATTGAGGAACTTCATATTTTACATGCGCTAACTTCATATATAAAAAACAATGGATTTAAATCTATTCATAATGTTTGCTATTTACCAAACGGGGATTTATCGGAATTTACATTTTATGTAGACGATTTAACCATGTTGTATTTTATAGAAACCCAGCACTGTTTGGAGTATATTCGAAAAACATTTCCCAAAAATAAATTCGTTCATACCATACGATTTAATCATAATTTAGATGAATTAAATGTATTTTGGAAATACAATGGAGGACGAGGGCTTATTCGCAATCCATATTCATCAAATAACATAAAGATATAATTACGTAAAATGTGTATGTATCTGTTATTAAATTATGAACACTGTATAGTTCCATCTTCGGTCATTTTGCCGATTCATAGAATGGGAATTGAAGTATTTTTTTGTGAAGAGGAGGGCGAGAACACCCAAATAAAAACAAATGAGCCGGATATTTTTATACAATTTCAGGGGAATTTGTATAATTATGATTCAGCGGAAATAGCACGAATGTATAAAAAATATGGATTTGACTACATGATACGTATGTTACGTGGCGATTTTGTGTTTTTTTTACTGGATTATAATTCAAAAGAATCTTATAGTAAACTTTGGATAGGAGTAAGTTCGTCTGAATACTGCACATTCAATAACGAGAATGGACATTATATTTTTTCTACATCGTCTTCTTTTTCTTTACCGTCTTCTTTTTCTTCTTCGTCTTCTTCTTCTTCATCGGAACAACATCCCACTTCGAGCTATAGTGAATTTCAGTTACATAATAAAGTCTCTGCTCAATGGCAATGTATTACATATGGACATCCATATTGGCAACCGCCTCAACCTTCAATCTGTTGTAATATGGATATGGATATATATCTTCAATCTATTATTAATAAACAATGCAATTATGTGTATAAACAGGGAATATATGCATTTGTTTGTTGCCCAAGTTTAATTTTATTTGTAAGAAATTGGATATTATCATTACGACGAGAAAACAATGAAACAAAAACAAATAAAACAAATGAAAAAGAACAAGAAGTAGAATATTTGCCAATGATTCGTATGATGGATTCAATTCGTAGAACCGAAGTATTTGCATTATTCAGTGATATAGGAAATGATTTACTTAGTGAGGAGAAAGAAGTGCCTCAGCAACAACAACAACAACAACAACAACAACAACAAATAAAATATGTAGACGTGCATGAACGACATATAAGAATGTCAAATAAATTAAAATGTCAGAATTATGAAAAAATAAAATCCGAACTAAAACAACGGCATAAAAATTCGTATATTATGACACCCTATTTGGATACAGATTATTTGTGTAAATTATTTGAGAATATGTCGGAATAATATAAAAAAGTCAGCTATACGAATAAAATTCATATTATATATATATAATAAATATATATGTCTTCGGTTATTTTTTTAGATAAGAATTACAATTCAATAACGTTTAGTCGGGACTCTCTTATTATTCAGGAAGATGATACGATAGAAACGGTCAAACGCAAAATAATTTATGTAACCAATCATTCGGAAAAACCAAAAATATGTTTCGAAGAATTGTATTTGTTTCACAAGGTGCCATTTTTAGTAGAACAACTTCCGACCATTTACCGTATTTTGTCAAAAGATGATACCGTTGAAATATCGGCACGCGTATTTCAACAATTTATGCATAATCTATCTATTTATGTGGATATTCATAATGTGGGCGATTTATCCACTTATGAAATGTTTTATGACGCTTTCGACCGCCAACCGAAATCAAAACAAATTTTTCGAGATATACCTCTCGGATTTGAAATGGGGGCAATGAATTTTATTTTTCCAGTGAATCCGATAAATTCCGTAAAAACATCGCAAACCGTGTTTGACCAATTTGACCAAAAACTTATGTTTGAATTTAATTGGAAAGAGGGCGACGATATTTTCGTATGTCTCGCGCGAAATGAAGATTCTTTTTATCCCATGTATTATCCACATTTATATGTATTTAAAACATTTCAGGATTTTCAATATGCTCTCCCCAAATTAATTGAAAATACGCGCGACAGCGAACCGTTTTTTGACCAATACACGCACATCTCCTCCTATTATGATAAAAAAGAACCCTCTATTAAATCTTCGGGTATATCCAAATTTACGCTTTTTATGTTACCTGAAAAAGGACACATATCCCCCCCGTTAGAAGTTGTGTTTAAGAATATTCATGCAACGCCCACGATTCCTTTTATCGAATATCGTTCAAGTATTATGTCAACAAATATATTTCGATTGTATTGCGATAAAAAATCGATGGACGGGAAACTGATTCCGTCGATAGAAACAAAAGAACTTTTAAAAATAGTCCGCACTATTTCGAAAAATAAATATATTAGTGGTATTGATACATCTATTATTGGAAAACGTTCCGATAAAATCACTCTGTATATAGTGTCCGGACATATGGAATTGTATTTGGATTTCAAATCAAATGGTGTTATTACTGTATATTCTGAAAATGTCACACCTCTATTGGAATTTGCCGAATTGCATGAATTATTACAAACGATTGTTTCTCCCGTAATACAACAATTAAATCAAAATTTATCGAGTATGGGATTTTCAATTCCTCATCCAACCTCATTTCATGAAACGCCCTCTGTATATTACAAACATATTACGTATGCAATTACGACACAAATGACAAAAAATAATGTTGTGCAACTGCATAAACAAATACAATGTCCGTCACCTATATTTGATTTTTTTGAAAGTTCATTAAACCAAAATCAATACAAACATGCAGAATTACGATATATACGTGTGTCAGAGTATCAACGCATGAACCCCGATTTAATTTTAGTTGTTCAGACGTTGGAGAGATTGGGAATTAACTCTCCCGATTTGGAGACAAAGATAGTTCAAAAATTAATGGACAAATTTCGTGATTTTACGGAAGAACATGCGAAAAGGGTGTTTACTGAGGGGGTTTCATGGTTTGCGGAAGGACGTGGAATAGATCATGCGGGATTTTTAACAATGATGGATGTGGACTTGCGGAATGAACTAACTGTGACAGTAGAAGATATTTCATCGTTAAAATATTTGTCGACAGTTAAGAAATATGTATCTGGAGTTATTGAAGATACCATTGAAGGGGTGGATTGTTTTTCGGCAAATACACAAAATATAGTATTACCCGTTCTCCCTATTGATAATGAATCGCCTGAAAAGAAAAAATTATCAGAAGCGGAAGAAGAAAAAGAATTATCGGGAGAATTATCAGAAGAAAAAGAATTATCAGAAGAAAAAGAATTATCGGGAGAAAAAGAATTGGGAGAAAAAGAAATATCAGAAGAAAAAGAATCATCGAAAGAAAAATCAGAAGAAAAAGAAAACGAATCGTCATCTAAAAATAAATCGTCGTCCGACAGTATTAAAAAACCACAGAATTTGTTTTTATTAAACGATGATGAGGATGAATATATTTATGAAGATGAAGAAGAGGATGAGGAAGAGGAATCCACACCAGAACAGCCAAAAGAAAAAGAAAAGCCCAAAAATAAAGAACAGCCCAAAGAAAAAGAACCACTCCTCTCCTCTTCTCTACAAGAGACTTCGTTACCAGAGACTTCGTTACCAGAGACTTCGCAACCAGTGCAACAAAATATGGCTATTAAAAAAAATACGAAAGCCTATGATATTAAAAATTATTTTCTGAAACGATTAAAAAAACAAGAACCTATATTATTTGAAGACAGTGTGGATAAACGCTATAGCGGTTATTCGACGATTTGTCAGTCCATGCGCCAACCAGTTATTTTAACAAAAGCCGAAAAAGAACATATTGATGCCACATCTGGAAGTGCCAGTTACAACAATCATGCATTAGAATATGGAACGGATGCGGACAATCCATATTATTATATTTGCCCCCGATATTGGTGTATGAATGAAAATCGAAGCATGAGTGAAAAAGAAGCAAAAAGTGGAGTGTGTGGAGGAATTATGAAAACCACGGACAAAGTAAAAGAAATGAAAAACGGGAACTTTGTGTATGAATTTAAACGACAAGATAAAAGCGGTAATTATATTGAGAATTTCCCCGGGTTTCTCTCAACCACCGAACGTTCTCCCTATAAAATTCCCTGTTGTTTCGTGAAAACGCACGAACAAAAACAGGAACATCGAAAACAAAAAGAAGAACGCGAGCAACAGCAAAGCCAACTTGAAAAATTAGCCATCAACCAAAATGAATATATAAGTAATGCATTTCCGTTGGAATATGGTCGATTTGGATATCTCTCACCTTCTCTCGAAATGTTTCTCCAAATTCAAAGAACCGATTTCACCCAAAAACGTAAAATGCAAGGAAATATTCCGCCGATTCTTTTACGATATGGAATGCAACCACAACAGTCGTTTCTTTCCTGTTTTTGTGAAATATATGACGTGTTGCAATTGCGAAAAAAAATCCAGAACAATCCAGAAAAAAAAGACGAATTTATGGAACATAGTGTTTCCACATCATTGTCGGATATGATTGCGATTCTCGCGAAATATATTACGATTGATTTATTTTTAGTTATGCATAACAGTTCTCTTGTGGCGACGTTCGCACCGTTAAATCCGGATTATGCGTCCATTGATATTGACAAATACCGAGAAAGTCAATTTTATCAACGATTGTCATCGGATTATTTTACGGATGCACAAGAAGATTTTGCGAGATATACAATTGCATCATATGAAAATTTTATCGCGTATATAGTAGAACCGTCTATTGTAAAAGACCATACATTTTTATGGGATATATTTACAACACAAATACCCGAATTGATTCCGTATCCTATAAATTTAATTATTCTTGAAGTTGTGAAACACGACAGTCGGGAATTGGTTCGCGTTATCTGTCCGACAAATTCATATTCATCAAATGCACTGTATGATGAAACCAAGGAGTGTGTTCTTTTATATAAGGAAAATGATACCTATGAACCTATTTATATTTATGAAGAAAAACAAAATGAAACAAATAAACGATTGCATCAAATCACCGTCACAAAAACATTCGTATTAAATGAAATGGACGTGAAATACAAAACATTATTGCGCATGAACACGTTAACGGATGTATTGAAAAAGGTGCAACATTATCAACAAACCCAATGCACCTCAGTTCCAAGTTTATCTGTGGCAAAATTCATCCGTAGTAAAAACCCGACAGATTTGTATGATATTTTAATACAAGGAAATAGGTGGCACATGCAAAGCCAAATTGTAAATTACCAGTCGAAAGTAATCGGGTTTATGGTGCACGACAACAACAGTTCGACCAGTCCTTATCAATTTATTCCGTGTTTTCCGTCATCGCCTATTTCGCAAATTACAAATATACAGTCGATGGACACTCCCGAACTTTGGAATTCGTATTGGGATACAATAGATATATTAAAACAGATATACACCTTTCATAAAACAGAAATAAATAGCGTTACCAAAAAATCCCAACACAAAGTTCCGTGCAAACCGATATATGTAATTGCGCATAAAAATACGGATACGGATACATATATTGTGTCGGGAATATTAACGGAAACAAATCAGTTTATTCAAGTGCAACCGGAGCCATATACAGACGCCATGTTAATTGACGGAATTCAATTTATGGATGGACAGAATTCGTTAGATATAGATAGAGAAATTGCCGTTAAACTCCATGAAGACCCAGACCGATTGCGGATGATTCGAAATATTGAATGGGAAAATATGTTTTATACGGCATTTTATACATCTATGCGTATTTTATTAAATGACTATAAAAATCGCACGTATCGTAATAAAATTATACAATTAGTAGAGAGCAAAAAATACGTATACAATGATAAAATAGAATGGTTACGTAATTATTTGTATCAAGCATCAAAACGTGAAATTGGATTTGAACTCACCGTGGATTTCTCTCAATTACCTATTCCGGAATCGTTTTCTTCTTCATCGTTTTCTTCTTCATCAGCATCATCTTCTTCATCAGCATCATCTTCTTCATTATGTGAAATAGACCAAGAAACGGGACGTTGCCGACTTTTAATACCAAAACAAAATCTAATGCATTCAGAAATGGACAATAAAACATATTATTATACACGTCTCGCAGATGAATTGATACGATATGCACGAATTCGCATGTATATGTTGGAAAATGCAATCAATCTCTCTAATATTGAATACCAAATTCGGGACAATGAATTGGTGATGATGGAAACACTTTTATTTGGAACAAATACATCATCCACCACCTATTTCACAAATATACATGTATTTCATCAAAATAATTATGTTCGAAATATGTCGTATGATATGGCGGAGCCGATGATTCATGATGCATTTACCTATCCTTCCATTAAAGTATCTGATTTTCGCAATAAACAACAAGGAACAAATTATATGGCACAGTTAGAAATTGAATGTATCGACAAACGTGAAAAAATAAAGGGTAACGCAAAATCGGTTTGGGTTCGACATTTTACATTATTGGGCGAAGAATTGTTTTTCAAATACGATACTCCCGCATGTTCCTTCCACGTAATACGATATATTATGAATGATATAAACAAAGACAATAATATGGTATTTTCTATAGACGATATAAAACAGGAATTAATTCGCGGATACGAAAAGATAGATACGGGTCTTTTACAAAAGATACAAATTGTTTGGAAGACCGATAAAACCATGACGACGGTATTAAAGAAAAAAATAGATATGGAATACATTACGTCGCGCATAGTAGGAGCGGATTATATCTTTACCGATATTGATTTATGGATTTTAGCAACCGCTAAAAATCTACCCATTGTTTTGTTTTCCGTGTATGGATTAAAACAACTATTTCATAGTGGAACGGGATTTGGAGAGACATCGTGGGGGAAAATGTTATGGTTAGTATTGTCGGGAGATATACAGAAGGGATTTTATTTTGTGCGGTCTCCTGCTCCATCGACATATACAGTTCCAAATTATAGTATAATTACAAAAACGAATGGCTCTCTATTTTCAATTCCACAGGAATTGTTAGATGAAGGAATTGAAAAAGAAACGATTCCTTTAACGGAATTTTTGGCAAAACCGATATAAGAACAAATAATAATAAAATGATTTTTGAGGGAAAATTAATGACACGGAAGAAGTACAACCAATTAAAAATATTTATATTGTTGGAATAATCAATTAACTTCTCTCGAAAATCTTCCTCCCAATTTACGAGAATTACATTGTGACAATAATCAACTGACTTCTCTCGAAAATCTTCCTCTCACTTTACAACAATTACATTGTGAAAATAATCAACTGACTTCTCTAAACAATCTTCCTCTCACTTTACAACAATTACATTGTGACAATAATCAACTTACTTCTCTAAACAATCTTCCTCTCACTTTACAACAATTACATTGTGAAAATAATCAACTGACTTCTCTAAACAATCTTCCTCTCACTTTACAACAATTACATTGTGACAATAATCAACTTACTTCTCTCGAAAATCTTCCTCCCAATTTACGAAAATTATATTGTAATAATAATCAACTCACAAGGCTCGGCTTTCGAGGGAGTGATAACGACCGATTAGAGTCCGCCTTTGGCACTTCTCTTGACCGCCTTCCTTCCAAGTTACAAGTATTATGCTGTAGCACGAATCAACTAACTTCTATTGACCATCTTCCACCCAATTTACAATTATTCAATTGTCAAAACAATCCAATTTATATGGAAATGTATGATTTTAATTTTGAACTTTCTGTAAAAACGATTGAACAATACAATGAAATGAAACGAATCGACAATTTGGAAAAAGAATGTTGCCCTTTATTGAAATAATCCACACATAAATTTATATGCCAATTACATTTTTGTGAATGCACGCCAAGAAAAATTGAAAGGCAATCAACATAAATATACATTAAAAATATAGTATATGCATAACAATGCCCCCTATCATTCCTTTTTAAAGTCACATACAACCAAAAAGGAATTCACCGACAAGCCCTCAACAAATACCCGTATTGGAAATAAAGATAAGGATATATACGGTGGTAATTACCATATTAATGACCAAGATTATTCCACCTTTATTGAACTATATCACGCCCATGTTTTTGAACAAGGGAACAAAGAATATTTGACAGAAGCTCAACATATTCATGGAGGAGGACCTTTGCTCGTGGATTTGGACCTTCACTTTTCACTTGATATTAAAGAACGACTGTACACAAAAGACCACATTGACGATTTGATAGACACATATTTAAAAGAACTAAAATCCGTTTATACATTCGATGCAAATACAAAATTTCCGGTGTATGTGCTTGAAAAGGCACATGTAAATCCTGTATCTGAAAAAAATATGACAAAAGACGGAATTCATCTTATATTTGGTTTAGGAGTTGAACATCGTCAGGTGCATTTATATATTCGTGATAAAATTGTTACGGAATTAAGTAACATGTGGGAAGATTTGCCTATTATTAATACATGGAAAGATGTCGTTGACGAGGGAATTGCACACGGAACCACAAATTGGCAAATGTATGGTTCGCGCAAACCAGACCACGAAGCATACACACTTACATATATTCACGACATCACATTTGACCCTTCCGATTCAGAATTTATGCGCCGGTGTAGGGCAGTTACAGGTATCGTATCTATTGATGAATTAAAACAAATGTCCGCAAGAAACAAAGTATTATACAATCCTATATATCGACCAAGTTTTATTGAAAATTATTTGGTAGCTTCCTCCACAACCGCCCCTCATAAATCCTCCGCTTCCAGAAATACGTCATTAACAAATAAAAAGACGAGTCCATTTATCCAAAATCATTTGACTGCACTCTTTTCAGTAACGTGTCGAGACGAATTAAAACGAGTCGTGGATGAATTGCTGGCGGATTTAGAACAATCCCGAGAATATGATTTAATTGATACATTTAATTATACGATGATTCTACCTCCCGAAAAATATTGTGTTACGGGAACATACGACCGTCGTATGCGGGTAGGTTGGGCATTGAGAAATATTGATGATAGGATGTTTATTGTTTGGATATATTTATTATCACTTCGACCCGATTTTACGTATCCAACAAGCATACAAAATTATTATGCCGAATGGTTGCAATTTGATATGAATAGACCCGATGGATTAACACAACGTTCTATTATGCACTGGTCGAAATCTGAAAATGAGGCGGAATTTACAAAAATTCGAGACAATTCCGTCAGTAAATATATTCATAATTTAATAAAAAATCCCGATAGTGGTGATGTAAAAACTGCCGAACTTTTATTTCATTTGTTTAAAGACGAATATGTGTGTGCCAGTATTAAAGGTAAAATATGGTATCGATTTTGCAATCATCGCTGGGCAATTGATGAAACCGGCACTACATTACGTAGTAAAATATCCGGACAATTACACGAATTATTTGCAGATATTCATCGTGCCGAGTCGACTCGTGTTGCCGAAATTAAAGATAACGAAGATGAAAAAAATCGACAATTAAAAAAATTAGCAAAAATGGCGAAAATACAATCCTCTCTGTGTTCTACTTCAAGTAAAAATAATGTAATGACAGAAGCAATGGAATTCTTTTACGATAGTCACTTTTTGGAGAAAATGGATTTAAATCCCTATTTACTCTGTTTCACAAATGGAGTTATTGATTTTAAAGAAACGGACAACGAAGGATATTTTCGTCCGGGACGACCCGAAGATTGTATTACAAAAAGCACCGGTATTACGTATTTGTCTGATAAAGAAGTATCAACTCCAAAAGCCATGCGAATTATGGATGAAATTCGTCTATTTATGCGACAATTGTTTCCGATTGAAGATTTACATACATATATGTGGGAACATTTGGCTTCTATTCTTATCGGTATTGCTGCGAATCAAACCTTTAATATGTATATCGGACATGGACAAAACGGTAAATCCGTGTTGATGGATTTAATGTCTAAAATCTTGGGAGAATACAAAGGAAGTGTTCCGTTGCGAATGGTTACAGGGCGAAGAGCGGAGGTCGGTGGATTAACTCCTGAATTAGTTGAATTAAAAGGCACACGGTATGGAGTGATGCAAGAAGCGACCAAAGGCGATAAAATCAATGATGGTATTATGAAAGAACTTACCAGTGGAAAAGACACAATTCAATGTCGAGCTCCCTATATGACAAATACCTTAAAATATTTACCGCAATTTAAACTGGCTATTTGTTCCAATGAACGTCTTGAAATTGGCGAGGCGACTCACGGAACATGGAGACGTATTCGTGAAGTTCCATTTCCGTCTCTTTTTACAGAGAATCCCGTTCAGGGAGATCCATTAAAACCATATCAATTCAAATTGAATTTAAAGATTGATGAAAAATTCGATGAATGGAAAGAATATTTCATGTATATGTTGGTGAAAGTTGCGGTACGAACAAAAGGATTGGTGGAAGATTGTCCAACGGTTATGGGTGCAAGTAATGCATATCAACAAGCACAAGATGTGATGGCACTGTTCTTTAAAGAAAAAATAGAGAAATTGCCGAACTCGCCCAAAGTGAAATTAAGCCAGACGCAGTTGAGAGATTGTTTTAAACAATGGTTTATTAATTTATACGGTGAAAAAAATGTGCCAAAACCGATGGAATTATACACACGATTTGAAAAAGAATATGGCAAACCGGAAAACAATATTTGGAAAGGTATCGGAATTATTATGGTTGAAACGGAAGACGACGAGGATGAAACATGCGATATTGCGAATGATTTTTAGAGGGAACTGTATCTTAGATGGAACTGTCTCTTAGATGGAGCTGTCTATCCTACTAAACGTTTCATAAATTCGTCTATTTTTAATGTAGTGCAATAGGTAATACACTGATGAATTAGTTTAGCGGGGACAAATTGTCGGTCAATAATCAATTCTTTTTGTTCATTTGTCATACAACAATCGAAATACTGTTCAATAATGGCAATGGCATCACATTTACGCAAATTTTGAAACTCATACAATGTCAATCGCATGGACCGGTAAATAGATGCGTCTAATTGTTCTTTGTAATTGGTTGTTCCGATAATAACAAGACCGTTGTAATTTCCAATTCCATCCAAAATACTCAACACTTTACTAATATCTATTTTTGTATCGTTCTTGTCCTCATTCTGGTTTTGGTTCTCATTCTGGTTTTTGTTCTGGTTCTGTATTTTCATAAAACACTTATCCATAAAACACTTATCCATAAAACACTTATCCACCGATTCGGAAAAATCACTTACGGGAGATTGTTCGCCACTAATACTTCTATTGTGATTTTTTAATCCAACTTCCATTTCATCAAATAACAATATTAATTGTTCTTTGGTAAATTTAATTCCGTTAATTTCTGTTTTATTAATAATATTTTCAAGTTCAGATTGGGTTTTTATGGCACTAAAATTAATCTCCATAATGTGTCGTTTATCATGCAACGCCATTGCCACTACGGACGATGTTTTTCCAGAACCAGACACACCACTAAATAAAAACCCCAATTTACGTTTTAATCCACGTTTTTTATAGAATTCTTTGTTTTTCAACAGGTCCAATTGTTTTTTGAAAACATCCGAATGTTCATTGTGTATGTGGTCAAACGTTTCATATAACTCTTCTGTGGGACTCGACAAAATTTTAGATATAAATGTATTGTTTCCTGAATACACAAAATGATAGAGAGCTGGGTCCACATTTTCTATATTTATTTTTATTTTCGTAAATTCGGAAATCATCTTTTCTGTAAACTCATGTAATATTTCGGCGGATTCACATCGGAGAGAATAAATCACATTGGTCGATGGTGTTTGATACATGGATACCTTTTGGTCTTTTTCCGGTATACGAGCGATATTCAAATGAATTGTATTGGTTTTATTATAGGTTATTTTATGATGATATAAATTTCCTATTTTATATAGCAGTTTTTTCTCATAAAACCAATATCTATCAGAGGAACCATTGCTTAATTTTGAAATTGTAATCGGGTTTATATTACATGTGTGGACCAAATAATAATTTAATGCAATAATCGGATAACAATAATCTATCATTTCTGTCAAACGACCTCCAAAAGCTCTTCCTGTATTACCACCATCAAATCCTTCATATCCTTCATATCGCATATAGGCTTGTTGGTAAATACACATCTCGGAATCGTATTTTTGTTGAATCATTTCCATAAATTCATTGAATTGTTTTTTATTTTTCGAATAAATATTACATGTGTATCCACTGGTATTTGTATGGTAATCTGATGCATATCCATATCCAATTGTAATAAATACATCAGGAACAATTTCATAATAAATACACATAAATCGGGATTTTGCATATATTTCGTCGGATTTTTCTTCCGCTGTTTTCATTTGTGTGTCTAATGTTCCTTTTGCTACAGAAACCGTTGAACTAACTTGTATTTCATTTTGAATGAGTTGTTTATGAACCATTTTGAACTCGTTTGATATGGGAATCAAAGGGTCTTCTTTTTCGTGCAGGTATAGGATTTCATATATTTTCGGTTTGTCGGACATATATTTTTTCAACATTTCTTGCTCTAGTTTGTCTAATTCTCCTCGTTTTAGAGTTGATTTTATCGATATGGAACAGTTTCCAATATCATCGCGAACAACGATTTTTACAGAAATACCTTTCAATGCAGAAATAGGAATCCAATTTTTATGGGAACTTTGTATAATTTGCGTTATATGTTTGTAATGTATATTTTGATTTGATAAATTCATACGCATGGTTATTTCAGGTTGATTTAACAGAAAATCATTCCACATATAAAATGCAATCGAGCTTCTCATATCATTGTGATATGAGTATCCAAAACATTCTTCCGATACATGAAACAATGAAATGGTTGGAATATAACTGTATTTGATACATAGAGCTATTATAGAACAAACGATACAAATAATAATAACTGTTACGTCATTTATATTTTGGAGAATTTTTGTTGTAAATTGACCCAATATGAGTGTGATAATCATGTTATATTCATTACCGAGTGCAACCCCCGCCAAAATATTTGCACTCCATAATGGAGTCAAACTATTTATAGCGGATGAAAACGATTTCATAAAAGTAGATTGTTCGGGTGTAGTCATATTTTAGGAATTTGAATAAAAAATATGAAAAATAGAATTCAATTTTGCTCATCAAATAGATTTTATCCAATCAAAGATAAAAATTGATAATTAAAACATAAAACAAATAGATATTATATATTATACGACTTATTATGAAATTCTGTTCTAATTGTGACAATATGTATTATATTCGCATTGACGAAGAAAACGAAAACAAATTATCATCTTACTGTCGAAAATGCGGACATGTGGATAAAGAGGTTGAAAGTGTTTGTGTATTAGAAACCAATACAACCAATACTCAAAATTATAACTACAATATTAATCCATATACAAAACATGATCCAACTCTTCCGCGCGTATATAATATGGAATGTCCGAATGCTCAATGTAAAACAAATGTTATCGGAAAAAATGGAGAGAAAAATCCGGCTGAAATTATTTATGTGAGATATGACGATGAACAATTAAAATACTCATATATTTGCGTAACATGTGATACCGTATTTACAACAACCAATTCATAAGAACCAATTCATATAAATAATAAAAATAATATATTATATGAACGTATCATTAGAACAAATATCTATAGATGTAATCAATTCATTGCAACTGCATAATTTAAATGAAGATTTTTATCACAATTTAACGGGATTTTATGTAATACACCGTATCGACCAAATTAAAAAAGGTAAATACATTCGATGGATAAGGCTTGACGAAAAAAGGCTTGACGAAAAAAGGCTTGACGAAAAAAGGCTTGACGAAAAAAGGCTTGACGAAAAAAGGCTTGACGAAAAAAGGCTTGACGAAAAAAGGCTTGACGAAAAAAGGCTTGACGAAAAAAGGCTCGACGAAAAAAGGCTTGACGAAAAAAGGCTCGACGAAAAAAGGCTTGACGAAAAAAGGCTCGACGAAAAAAGGCTTGACGAAAAAAGGCTCGACGAAAAAAGGCTTGACGAAAAAAGGCTTGATGAAAAAAGGCTTGACATTGATGAAAAAATACCCAAAGACAAAATAACAAACGGGGGAATTGTCACTGATATTGTTGAAACTTCAAATGGAAATATGAATATAAAGTGCAAAAAGGGTGTTCGTTTTTTTCAGGTTTCGTTCCATAATGCTCTTATATTTCAAAAATTAACTCCGGAAGAACAATGTATATTGGTTGCACAACGACTTTTACATACAGAATAATATAGATATATTGTATTATGGTAAATAAACGCCGACGAACCGTCAAACGCAATGCAACCAGACGCAATGCAACCAGACGCAATGCAACCAAACGCAATGCAACCAAACGCAATGCAACCAGACGCACAATATATGGGTCCGGACCGATAATGGATTTACACCCCTATGTTATAGTCGCCTATGAGAACGAAAAACAAAAACAAAAAATTATAACAGCAAATCAAACAACGGTTGGGCATATATTTAGCCCTGATGTTGCGTCAATATTTGGATTATCAACCGACTCCCAAATCAACGGATATTGGGCATTGAAAACACCTGACAATAAATACTTTACAATTAGTGTGCCGGATGGTAAAAACATATTTATTCGCACGGAACAAAAAAATAGCAGTAAAGTTACGAAATTTTTACGAATGAAAGAAATAAATAAAAATATAATATCGTAATATAATGTATAACCAATATGGCAACTTTTCCACAAGACGACCTTGTCGAAAATCTACAATTAGCGAGAACCAACAACATACAAAAATACTGTTCCATCGCAAATTGTCTTAAACAAATTCAATATGTGCCTCTTCAAACGGGAGGAAATGACCCCTCTATTACAAAAGCTATGCGGTTTTCCCAGTATGTGCGAAATCGTAGACAAAATGCATCCACTGTTATTACCGGAAATACGGGAAATGTTTCAACCATAACAACCGGCTATGGAAATAATTCGGGAGGAACATCTATTTTTACATTTCAATCTCATATTTTTTAACCTTTAACGATTTTCTTTTTTTTCTCATTTGCATTTGTTTTCTCATTTGCATTTGCAGATTTCTTCACGACCTTTTCTTTTACAACGGTTGAATTTGTCTCGTTAAGTTCAACTACATATTTGTCGTATTCTGTCATAAAATTCGTCAAATCTCGCGACCACATAGTTTGAACGGTAGTTTCTTTTAATTCCGACAATTGTTGAATTGCCAGAGTTCGTTCCATGATTATTTTATCCGCCTTTTCTTTACTCACTGAATCCATTCGCATTTTTAACAAATATTCATAGGATACAGTCGTTTCTGAATCCACACCTTCCTCTGAATCCACGTGAATCATCGAATCGAATCCCATGGTTGTTAATATACGATAAATATCCGCCTTTGTTTTTTTACGCAAATCCAATTCACCATCTAACAACGCCAGAATATACCGAGCCCGATTTGACAGAATAATCAAGTCATGTTCCAATTGTTTTATTTGGTATGCCTTTCTCTCCATATATGTGTGCAATCGCACTTCAATGAACTCATCTAAAATTTCATTCACATGGTTGTATTTTCGCAAACGTCCTTTAGAGTCAAACATGTGCATGTTTGTCGTTGATACAGTAGTCGTTAATTTCAATAGTTTTTCAATGCCGTTGATTCCCGTCTTTGGATCGACTTGTGCCAATAATTCTTCTATTTTTCCCGCTATAAACTCAACGGTAAAATTCACAATTGTATCGGTATGATTTTCGGTAAAATCTTTTATGAATGTTGGAATGGATTTACCGTCTTTATCTTTTCGCGATGTGTCACATAATTCGGTTAATATATTTTTCGCCGTATCGGTCCACATCCCAATCGGTAACTCGCTAATACGAATGACTGTATCCGAAATAACCGAATATGTGCCTCGAATAAGATATTTATCGGCACTCACTTCAACCACGGTTCCTTTGAATCCGTGATAATAGGGAGATAGTTTTTGTTGTGGTATTTGTTGTGTCGGTGTTTGTTGCGTCGGTATTTGTTGCGTCGGTGTTTGTATCATTTCTTGTAAATACAATGCAATTTCTCTTGGATTATAAGGTAAAATAGTCGTCGAATATGCCGTGCCAATTCCGTCCGACCCGTTAATTAGTGCCATCGGTAAAATGGGCACATAAAACTCGGGTTCAATCGATTGACCGTCATCCTGCAAATACCGCAACACGGCATCGTCGGATTTCGGAAAAATGGTTCGCGCAATTTTAGATAAATGTGTAAAAATATATCTCGGTGAAGCTGCGTCTTTTCCGCCCATAACTCGCGTTCCAAACTGACCTGCGGGAAACAATAGCGCAATATTGTTTGAACCGACAAATGTTTGTGCCATATTAATGATAGCTCCTTGAAGACTTACTTCACCATGATGATATGCCGCATGTTCGGATACATAACCTGCAAATTGCGCAACTTTAATATCGGATGTTAAATTACGCTTAAACGCCGAATACAGAATTTTGCGTAGCGACGGTTTAAGTCCATCGACGATACTGGGTATCGACCGAGCACAATCTTCAATACTAAAATCAATCAAATCATGGTCGATAAATGTCTCATATGTTACACGCGTTTCATTTGTATTAATAAATTGTGTTTTATCATATTGCCCTAACCATAATTTACGGTCGTCACTTCGTTTATCATTAAACGCCTTGTCAATACTATCGTCACTAATAACAGGAGTATAAATATAATCCACGTATTTTTTATTCGCAAAATACTCGCGAAATTCTTCGGCGGTAGACGTCCCCAATCCTTTGTAATATTTTATTTTCCATTGACTATTACTATTGTTACTTTGTTCCCATTCTCGGTATTCTCCGTCATTGTAGAAGGATAGCGTTTTATGTCCCGTCCGACTTGCGCGTAGAATGGGAGTCAACATATAAGATAAAAATCCGTCTAACTGAACTAATGATGCCCACTGACTATGAAATAAATTAATAATAAGACCTTTAATATGAGAACCATCTACATCGGCATCGCATAAAATCATAATTTTACTATAATTCAAATATTTATAGACATCTTCCCATGTAGAATAGGTGCGTCCATTTTCTAAACCAAGAATGAGTTTCAATTCGGATATTTCTTTATTATCTCCAATCTTTTTCGCATCGGCTTTACGCACATTCAATACTTTTCCTTTCAATGGATAAATGCCAATATAATCATGGTCTTCTTGCGAAAGTCCCGACATAACACCGGACTTTGCCGAATCTCCTTCACATAAAATAAGAACGCATTTTTTCGATTCTTTTGTTCCCGCAAATGAAGCCGAAATGTATTTTTCCAATCGCACACGAGTTCCCTTTTTTCCGTCGGTAGTTTTTGCAATTCGTTTATTTTCTTTTACTTGGGTAATCGAACAGGCTTGGTCCATGATGCCGAGTTTGGCGACTTTTTCAATAAATCCGTCACTAATAACACACGACGACCCGAATTTGGAAATAGGTGTATCCATGTATTCTTTTGTCTGGCTATTAAATGCCGGATTCACAATGGTGCATCGTAAGAATAAAAACAATTGTTCTTTAATGGAGGAAGGACTCACTTTGACCTTTTTCTTTTTCTCGATAAATTCCGACATTTTTCGAGTGATTTGGTCGACAATATAGTCCACGTGTTTCCCGCCTTTAAATGTGCAAATACCATTTACAAACGACACTTGTCTAAATTCGCCGACTGATGATATAGAAACCGCATATTCCCAGCGTTCATTTGCTATCTCGAAAATATGTTTGTTTTTATCTTTATCCGTATCCCTATTAAATGAAAACAATTCAACGTATTTCTTAAAAGATTTTACGTCAATAAGTGTTCCATTAAACGATACTTTAATAGATGTGGGAGATAAAGCCGAAACATCGATGGTTCGTTTATAAAAGAGTGCCAACATATCTTGCGAAATTCCCGCCAATCCGAGACGCGCATAATCAGGGATAAATGTTACGCGAGTATATGATTTTACATTTTTTAAACTCGATGGAATGGGTTCTATTACAGGAATACCAATGTCATTCAAATTGTTTCGAAATTCTTGTGTATATTTTAATCGGCGACGATGATCCACCGTTTCCAAACGGGCGAATGTTGACCAAATAAATACGAGTTTTGACCCATATCCGTTTTTACCACCGACGGTTCGGTCTTCGGCTTTGTAATTACTGGATGTGCGCAAATGTGCGAAAATAAGTTCTGGAATCCAAATATTTGTGTGAATCGGATGTTTCGCTACATCCAATCCATCGCCGTCATTCATAATAGAAATAGCGCCGGTGTCCGAATTTACGATAACGTCAATAAAGGTTACCATTTTTTTATCAGCCAGCGTGGATTGATTCATACGAACAATGTGGTCACAACTATTTACAATAATCTCGTCAAATAATTTATATTGTGACGGATTATACTCAATCTCTTTAAAATCAATAAAAGATTGTCCTTGTAAGGTGGTTGTCCACATTCCCGTTAATTGAGATTGATTTGAACCAATAAATGTATCGGGTCGGTCCAATATGTGTTCAATTTCGCTTTTCATTTGATATGTATCTGCCAACACCTCATCTTCAGTGGATAATTTTTTTTGTGGTTGCGGTTGTTCAGAGGATGATTTTACTTGTTTTTTTAAGGAAGGTTTCTTTACCTCAGACATGATAGATTTGATTAAAAAATATGCATTTTATTCATCAATTTTATCTGGAACACATACCGAATAAAATTGATATGTTTTAAACAAACATTTTTTATAAAATCAGTATGACAACAACTATTTATACACTTGAACTTGAAAATAATAAATATTATGTTGGAAAGTCGTGTGTTCCAAAACAAAGAATCTTAAAACATTTTCAAGAAGAAGGAAGTGAATGGAGTAAATTATATAAACCAATAAAGGTTTTGTCGGAAGTGAAGGGTGACGCGTTTGATGAAGAAAAATATACTTTAATTGCTATGGAAAAATATGGAATTGATAATGTGCGCGGAGGTTCATATTGTAATGTAAAATTATCACAATATGATAAAGATAAAGCATTACAAACTATTCGCTCAATAAGTGATAAATGTTATAAATGTGGTAAGAAAGGGCATTTTGCAAAAGATTGTTGTGAAGACAATGATAGTGATGAAAATGAATTATGCGATGGAAATTATTGTGAGGTTTGTTATGGAACGGGTAAAAGTTATTGGGGTGATGATTGCTACGGAAGTTGTTTAGAATGTTGTTGTATAGATTGTGGAAATGAAAATAAAAATTGTAGTTGTCGCGAATGTGATAAATGTAAAGAATGTTATGAATATAGTTCAGATGATGAACATACTTGTTATAAATGTGAAAAATGTTATGAATATAGTTCAGATGATGAACATACTTGTGAGTTGTGTATAGAATGTGGAAAATATAATAGTTATGTTTCAGTCATATCAAACCATAATTGTTATAATTGTATTAGCAAATGGTGTAGTGATTGTTTTACTAATAAAAAAAGATGTATTAGTACACATACTGGAACTATATGGATTTGAACTTTCTATAAAAACAATTGAACAATACAATGAAATCAAACGATTGGAAAAAGAATGTTGCCCGCTACTTAACTTAAATAGATAGCAACCAAAGAAAATTGATATTTATTTTTAAACAAACATTAATAATAAATGACAGATTATACAGTAACAAGATTGGATTTATGGAATCGAAAATTACAAGTTTTACCGGATTTATCTCTCTATACAAATTTACGAACATTATATTGTCACGATAATCAACTCACTTCTCTGGATAATCTTCCTCCCACTTTACGAGAATTGAATTGTCACGATAATCAACTGACTTCTCTCGACAATCTTCCTTCCAATTTACAAACATTACAGTGTTATAATAACCAACTGACTTCTCTAAACAATCTTCCTTCCAATTTACAAAACTTACATTGTTCAAACAATCAACTTATTTCTCTTGACAATCTTCCTCCCACTTTACAAGTATTATGGTGTTATGCTAATCAATTGACTTCTCTAAACAATATTCCTCCCAATCTACAAGAATTATGGTGTCACCATAACCAACTGACTTCTCTTGAAAATCTTCCTCACAATTTACGAAACTTATGGTGTTGGAATAATCAACTCACTTCTCTGGATATTTTACCTCTTACTTTACAACAATTATATTATGAAAATAATCCAATTTATAAAACTATATGGATTGAACTTTCTATAGAAACAATTGAAAAATACAATGAAAACAAACGAATGGAAAAAGAATGCTGTCCTCTATTAAAATAAAACTTGGACCATTGATGAGAGAGTTAATAAAATTGATAAATAATTATATAACATCTCTTGATAATCTTCCTCCCAATTTAATATCATTCAATTGTCAAAATAATCCAATTTCTATAATATGCCAGAAAATGTATAGAGTTGAAGAAGTTACCAAAGAAACGATTGAAAAATACAATGAAATCAAACGAATGGAAAAAGAAAAAGAATGTTGCCCGTTATTAAAATAAGAATCTACTATCTGTTCCTATTAGCTGAATAAAATTGAAAATCTTTTTTTATGTTTTAATAAACAAACTTAAAATGACTGATTATACCGTAACCTATTTGAATTTTTCGAAACAAAACTTACAAGTTTTACCGGATTTATCTCTATACACAAATTTACAAACATTGGATTGTTCAATCAATCAAATCACTTCTCTAAACAATCTTCCTCCCAATCTAGAAACATTATATTGTTCGGATAATAAACTTACTTCTCTTGAAAATCTTCCTCCCAATTTACAAATATTAGATTGTTCGGACAATCAGCTTACTTCTCTCGAAAATCTTCCTCCAAATCTACAGAGATTATTGTGTTGTACAAATCAACTGACCTCTCTCAGCAATCTTCCTCTCACTTTAGAAGAATTATTGTGTTGGGAAAATAAACTCACGGGTCTCAACTTTCGAGGGAGTGATCGCGACCGATTAGAGGATGGGAAAACAGAGGGAAAAACCGAGTCAGCCTTACGATTTTTACAGTGTAATAACAATCAACTAACTTCTCTCGAAAATCTTCCCCCAGATTTACGAGCAGTAGATTGTTCACATAATCAGCTTACTTCTCTAACCAATCTTCCTCCCGAACTACAAACATTAGTTTGTCACAACAATCAACTCACACGGCTCGGCGGAGCCTTTGGGACTCTTCCTGCCACTCTACGAGAATTGATTTGTTATAATAATCAACTGACTTCTCTCGAAAATCTTCCTCCCAATTTACAAAGATTACATTGTGTAAATAATAAAATCACAAGGCTCAGTGGAGTAAAGACTCTTGCTTTACAAGAATTACATTGTTCAAAAAATCCGATTTATACGACATGTAAGGAACAATATGGATTTGAACTTTCGAAAAAAACAATTGAAAAATACAATGAAATTCAATCAATATTGGACTCTATTCTATTGGATACTATGGACACCATTAGAATTTAGAATTTAAAAAAAAAATAAAAAAAATATCGTAGATGGTGGGAAAAATTGAAAATCTTTTTTTTAAATTAACCCTCAAATAAATCAAATAAATGTCATCATCCTATCGTTATTCAAATTATCGTCGTTCAAATTTACAATTGCTTATTGAGCAAGGTCTATGGAAAATCATTGACGACAATAAAAAAATCTACTATCATTGTGATAGTAGATTGCTAAACATAAAAACTACAATCGGTTCATATACAAATAAAAAAAATAAAACAAGTCTGGTCCATTACACGGATAATAATAAATATTTTGGCTCGGTTGAAAAATTGGGAGATTCGCCTATTTATTATGAAGGAAATTTCATTGTTACTCCCAAAAATTTCATCATTTGTTCTTAGCCTCCTTTTCAGGAAAAAATCTTAAAAATATTACTGAATGTTTTATTCCTATTTAGAGCAAGCGGTCTTTATAGGAACAAAAAAATAAAAAAATGTTATTCAAGTATAATGGACTGTAGAATAATTGCAAGTGCGTGTATGGTCGGTATTATAGGGGACGCATTATTACAACAAATCGCTCCTTATTTGGGCGGACCGTCTGGATGGGGATTCCTATTTTAAACAACACGGCAAATTTGAATCCATGTTTATTGCGGGAGGAATGCTATCTTTTTTTTATGTGATATATATGTATTTATTTCAGTTTCCTATTACGTGGTTGTATGTTGGACTATTTGGTATTGTATTGGATATACTATTTCGATTTACCCGCATCTTTCCAAGTTTAGACGGTTATTATCATCATGTAACATATGGCTGGACTGCATTTTGGGGATTTGTTCCCATGGTTTTGGTTCTTGGACTATTCAAAATAATTACTACGTTAAAAACATAAATCCATCTTTTTCTAATACACGACGAAGAGAGGTTGGGTGATAGGGAGTGCGCATAAGTTGCATGCGATTGAAAGATGAAAATAAAACATCGTATTTTTCCATCAAAAACATACAATAGCATTGAGAGAATTTATCCAAATTTTGAATATAGTTTGTATTTTGTAAAAGCCACTGAATAAAATCTTTTTGTTGTTGTTGTTCTTTTTTTTGTTCTTTTTTTTGTTCTTTGTATTTTGAATAATAATTCCATGTCATGTATAGGTCACCGTTTTCTTCGTTGTAATCGGTTCCAGACAATACCAAGATTTGTCGAAAATCTTCCAAAGACACGTCCAATTCACGTAAAATAGATTCTGTATCGTATAATAATAGTTCGTGTGTATCTAAATTTAATCCACGGCACACACGAATACAACCATAGGCAAACATATCCATATCTTCGGATAAACACGCCCAAGCTTTTCCCGATTGAACTAAATATACCAACAATGGGTCAGACTCGGTTGGTGATGTAATATGTTGAATTCCATATGCATCCAATAAATCTTTGGCTTGTTTGAAATTGGTATCGTTTAATCGGACAAACTGATTTTTCAAGGAATCCAGTTTTCGGTGGTCACTTGTTTTTGTAATTATTTCATTGTATTTTGCCTCGGCTTTTGCTTTATTTGACTCGCGGAGTAACAACAAAGCATATTTTTCGGGAGGAGGTTTCCCATCAAAAATAAATACAGGAGTTATATTATATTGTAGAAAACACGTGATCATTGTATACAAATATTCAATAATTGTGTCTTTGTATTTATACAAATAAATACTTATATCTATCACAATTGTTTTTCCAGAAAGCTCTCTAAAATGTAATGTGTGAATTGAATTTATACAATTTTCATACAAATATTTATTTAATTTTTTAATTCCCATTAAGAATAATAATAGTATCAGTATTTATAAAAATATGGTAATATATTATCAATTTTACCTGATGGGTCGACCTTGCACCTTTGTTTTACATTTTTTTAATAATTAAATTTTTTGTAAAATCAATCGGTTCAGAAACGGATTCTTGTATTGTTGGAGTTGCATTTTCTTCTCTTATATCTCCTCCCTTTTTTTCGTGAGGTTGGTCCGATGCCGGCATTTCATTTTTACTATTGTCCCCCTGAATAATAATAGTCGGATTAAAATACACTCCATTTGGGGATTGTTGTGGTTGTGGTTGTTGTTCCGGTAGATATTCCGGCGGATTTAAAAAAGAATTCGTGTGATATCCGTTTTCTATTTTATAAATATCAATTGGATTAACCACCTGTATACTATCGTCCGCATTTAGTTCAGTTAAATCTTGCGTTGTAATTGTAATAAATTTATTTCCAATATTTTCAACATTCCAAATTCGATTTGGTTTTGAATCTTTACTTGCCCCTCCTCGCAAAAACACTTTGTCTCCTTTTGTAAAATATTCTTGTTCTTGTCCTCCGTTACTTTGTCCTCCGTTAAGAGGAGAATCTTTTTCTGGATTATATGCCGGAGACCCAGTGGCAAAATCGGGCGAACCTTGAACAGGAAAACCTTTTTCCGGATTATATGCGGGCGACCCTGTGGCAAAATCGGGCGAACCAGTAGCAAAATTAGGCGAACCTTTTTCCGGATTATATGCGGGCGAACCCGTGGCAAAATCGGGCGAACCTTGAACAGGAGAACCTTTTTCCGGATTATACGCGGGAGACCCTGTGGCAAATTCGGGAGAACCTTGAACGGGAATAATTGGAACTGGTTGTTTGGTCGGTATATGAACACGTAAAACATCCTCATCTTCCGATTCAAATGGTTTATGTATTTTATTTTGTAAAACATTTGTTTTTGATACGATTTTTCCGGTTAGTTCAATTAGGTCCGTCATGGGTGTTGTATCTGGAACACGTAATAATTTCGATATATTTTTTGTGCTGAAGGATAGACTCTCCAATTGGGGTAAATTATCCTCTGTAATAATACGTAATTGTATATTCATTGCCTGTAATTCTTGAATCAATAATTTAAACGAATAGGGAATACACACAATACTGAAACTACGTCCGAATTTTGTCACATGTCGAATGCGAATATCTTGACTATCTACCAGAGAACCCGCATATTGAATAGGTCCATCCGCCATTGGACTGAAAAATAGATTTTTTGCCGAATTATATACTGCCACCATTCCCGTTGTATTGCACACTGCCATATAATATTTATCCGCTCTATCCATCATGGACTCATTTAAAAAATTACTGATTCCGTGAGAAATCAATGAATCTCGTTCCATCTCTCCAATACGCAATCCTCCGTCATTGGCTCTCCCACTAACGGGCTGTCGAGTTAATGCCGTATTGGGTCCGGCTGCGCGATAATTAATTTTATCTTTTACCATGTGTTTTAAACGCATATAATAGGTTGGTCCAATAAATATTTCCGATTCCAATTGTTCTCCCGTCATACCATTGTATAAAATATCACTTCCACTTGAATGATACCCCATTTTCAATAAATGTTCTCCATAGGCGGCAACCTTTTTACCTTTTACATTAAACGCGGTGCAATCCCCAAACGCACCATATATTAGGCAAGCCTTTCCAACAATTGCTTCAATCAATTGACCAATCGTCATACGCGTGGGAATCGCATGGGGATTAATAATCATATCGGGACGCAGTCCATCTTTTGTAAAAGGCATATCTTTTTCTGGAATAATAAGTCCAATAGTTCCTTTTTGCCCATTACGTGATGCGAATTTATCGCCCATGGCGGGAATGCGCTCCTCTCGAATTCGTATTTTCGCAATACGGTTTCCTTCTTCTCCTTCCGTAATAAATGTCTTATCCACCACTCCCACTTGTCCCTTTTTACATGTGACCGATTGGTCGGCTCTCGTAGATGAAGTCATTCCAATCATGACAATTTTATCATTCATAACGGTCCCCTCTTTAATAATACCATGTTTGTCCAAATATCCGTAATCGTAGCCCGGTTTTGTTCGAATTACCGAACCTCCACCATCCGCCACATTTGCATTTAACGATAAAATATTGGAAAATACCGAATCCGCTCCTTTTTCTGGACCTTTTTCTTTTGTTTCAAAGGCGTGATATGTATTAAAATACGTTGTTCGAAAAAGACCGCGATGGAGAGACCCTTCATTGATTAAAATAGCATCTTCTACATTATATCCCGTATAACACATAATGGCAACAATGGCATTTTGACCATATACATTCTCTCGGTGATTCACCATATCCAGAAAACGCGTTTGAACCAGTGGCGTCTGCCCCGAATTTAAAATAACTGCTGTTTTATCCATACGATTCTGGTAATTTGTATGATAGAGAGAGACCGCCTGCCGACTTTGACCACACGAAAAAGAATTACGGGCAAGTGGATTGTTTTCTGGAAACACAATCAGATTCGACATGACACCGAACATCAAGGATTCATGAATTTCGATATGTGTAATGGTCCTTGCATCTCGTTTAGATAAAGAGGATATATGGTCGATACTTGTTGAAATCATTGCATTTTCACTTTCACTCGTATCTATATAATCCACTACCGCCTGATTTTTTTCCAAATTCATCGATGCAGGAAATACATCTTCGTGATTATAAATACGCGTTTCTGACAATGGCTGACGACGTTCGTGTATGCCAGTGGTAAGTTGCGTCCATGTCACATTTCCTTTTAAAATAGTGGATTGAATTCGTTTGGCAGAAACCGATACGTTGCCGTTTTTCAAATCCGTATAAAAAATAGGACGACAAAGCCGACCCGCATCCGTATAAATAATAACCGTATTTCGCGCAATATCGAATGTGGCGCTAATAAAGGTCGACATAAGTCCATTACGGCGATATATTCGTAATTGTTCGACAACTTCCGTGGGATTGTGAATCGACCCCGCCCAAAATCCATTTACAAATACTTTTGTCATTTTTGCCAACATATCTATCGAACAATCCGTTAAAATCGTCATTCCTGCTTTTTCTCGCAACCACCGTAAAATGGGTTCTCGGGACCCTCCTTTTGTAATATGTGCCGTTATTGCCAATGTTTTATGAATACCGATACTCGCACCATCGGGTGTATCAATGGGGTCGATATATCCCCATTGCGATGTATGCAACAATCGTGGACCAACCACTTTGGCACTTGAATCAATTGGAACATTGGTTTTTCGCATATGACTCATCGCCGAATTAAACGATAGACGATTTAAATCTTGAATTACACCAATTCGTTTCGTATGTGCCTGTGCTCCCCAATTTCCTTTGAATGCTCGTTGAAATCCTTTGTCCATGACCCGATTTTCCTTGAAAATTTGTTCTTGGTTATCAAACACCAATTTATATAAATTGGTTTCCAATCCTTCTTTGTGATATACTTTGTATTGCGCCTCGAACTTTTTATGAATCGTATTTTGTTGAATATTATAATATTCTCGAAACAGTTCTGAAATAAGCGTTCCGGTTGTATCAATACGTTTGTATTTAAAATTATCTCTATCCGTAACTACTTCCATACCGAGTTTTACGGAGAGAAGACGGAATACCATTTGTCCGAGATAGAGAGCCTTCTCGCGAAAATTTAATTCTCCGATATGTGGTAAAAAATAATCCACCAAAATCTCCATGGTTTTTGGAATAGTTCGCTGTTTCAATAACAGTTGTGAAATATAATAGAGAGCATTGCGTTGGGTATAGACCTCTTGCGAATCATGAACCGATGGAATAAAAAAGTCCAACATATGTGCATATTTATCCATATCTAACAGACAATATTGTATGATTTCCTTGTCAGAAAGAATGCCGAGAGCGCGAAACACAATAAATAACGGAACGGGTTTTGTAACATTTGGCAAATCCACTACAATATTTTCGTTTGTATAGGTGGAGGTTGGGCGAACAATACGCACTCCAAGCGTACGAATCGGTTTAGACACATTTTCACTTACGGAGCGAATATCAGCAGAATGTGTAAATTCACTATCGAATGCTTTATAGTCGTGCACGTAAAGCATATTATCGGCGAATTTCTCTTGTGAAATAACAGTTTTCTCTTTGCCTTGAATAATAAAATAGCCTCCTTGGTCATTTTTACATTCACCCAACGAATAACGCATTTCGCGAGGAAGACCTCCCAAAATACATAAATCCGATTGCACCATGATGGGAAATTTACCGAGATATATTTTTGGAATTACTTTACGGCGAATTTGTTTTCGAAGGCGCTGTAGAGGTGCCGGTTTTCGCACTTGTTGTTTTGGAGCTCCTCCTAAAATTACTTCTTTTTCTGCAATAGATAACTCTCGTTTTTGTTGTTGGTTTTGTTGTTGTTGCTGGTGTTTTTGTTGTTGATTTTGTTGCGATTTATAACTGGTTGGTTCTTGTTCTTGTTCTTTGTCTTTGTCTCTTCCTTCTTCTCCTCCTCCTCCTATAATTTGTTCCTTATCAATTGGCGTAATAATTCCGTCGATTTCAATCCAATTTTCTTCCAATAGAGGTTTCAAAGGTTCATTTTCTTCTAAATAATCTATAAATTCTACATCAATATCGTAATGAATCGTCATTGCATATGTCATATCTCGTAATCGGGCTTCATTTGGATACATGTAGTGAGAACGGTCATTGTCGCGAATCATCGGTTTTCCAAAATATAATTTTTCTCCACGTTTATATGTTTTTTTCGTTTGGGCGATATGTGGGTGTTCCGGAAGAGTTTCATTTTCATTGCCTTTTCCTCCGAAATAAAAAATACACTGATGACGATAAATATCAAGAGTTTTATCGTATACGGATTTCCACTCCAATGTATTTTTATCTCGAAATATTTGAAAAATGCCGTTGCGAAAAAAATCATTGTAGGATTCGATATGATGGTTCACTAAATAATTTGGGGTGTCTCTTGTATACGCGCGAATAATATTCCATAATAACTGATCCTGTTCTTCTTTATCAGAAAATAAATTTTCATGGATATCTTCTTCTTTTTCTTCTCCGGATTCTTGTCTTTTTCCTAATTCTGACATACTTAATAATATAGACGATTTTATTATTCTATATTGATTCTCTTCTCTTAGTTTCGATTCTCTTAGTTTCGAGATTCGATTCTCTTAGTTTCGATTCTCTTATATCCGTTTAATGTGTTGTTTAGAAAATCTTCCGTAACAACATATGACAACTATTCCAAAACTTATTTTTATTGTGCCATACCGTGATAGAGAGCAACAACAAAAGTTTTTTGACCGACATATGCGCACAACAGTGTTGGAAAATATGAGTGTCGATGACTACAAGATTTTTTATATTCATCAGTGTGATTCTCGTTCCTTTAATCGTGGAGGAATGAAAAATATTGGATTTTTATATGTGAAAGACCGATATCCGGACGATTATCGAAATATTACATTGGTATTTAATGATGTTGATACGATGCCATTTACGGCAAATTTTTTGCCATATGATACAACACAAGGAGTTGTAAAACATTTTTACGGATATGATTTTGCACTTGGTGGTATTTTTTCTATTAAAGGCGGAGATTTTGAGAGAGTGAATGGATTCCCCAATTTTTTCTTATGGTCGATGGAAGATAATGCCATATGTCAGCGTGTATTAAACACCGCTGGATTGCGTATTGATAGAAGTAATTTTTATAAGATTATGGATAAAAACATACTTCAGTGTAAAGATGGATTGGAGAGAGTTGTGAATCGAAAGGAGTTTGACAGATATCAGCAAAAAACAACTGAAGGAATTCGTTCAATTCGCGATTTAGAATACAATGTAGACGAATCCACGGGATTTATAAATATAACCCGATTTAACACGGGATTTGAAGAAAATAAACAATTTAGTAAAGTACACGACTTACGACAAGGAAGCATACCATTTAAACCGAAACCAAAGAGAGGTGGATCTATGGGAATGATGTATTAGTTCATAAAAGTTCATAAATTAGTTCTATCTTGAACCGTAGAGGACAACTCGTTTCTTTTCGTCATGTATTTGTGTGTATATTTTTGTATACTGAGAGGAAGATTTTCAAGAGAAGTATTTGAAGACCATTGTTCTGTTTGATTGGGAAAAGACTCATATAATTGTAGACTGAGAGGAAGATTGCTTAGAGAAGTTATTTGTTTTTTGTCACAATATAATACTTGTATATTTTGAGGAAGGTGGTCAAGAGAAAGTTGATTCGTATAACAATGTAATATTTGTAGATTTTGAGGAAGGTGGTCAAGAGAAGTAAGTTGATTATTGTAACAATACAATATTTGTAAATTGAGAGGAAGATTGTCTAGAGAAGTTAGTTGATTGTGTGAACAATATAATTTTTGTAAATTGGGGGGAAGATTGTTTAGAGATACGATTTGATTATTGGAACAATTTAAGTATTGTAAAGTAGAAGGAAGATTGTTTAGAGAAGTAAGTTGATTATCTCCGCAATCTAATTCTTGTAAATTGGGAGGAAGAGATGTTCCAAAGGCTGTCTCTAATCGGTCGTTATCACTCCCTCGAAAGCCAAGACTTGCGATTTGGTTACCTCCACAATATAATTTTTGTAAATTGGAAGGAATGTGGTCAAGAGATACGATTTGATTATTGGAACAATTTAATGTTTTTAAAGTAGAAGGAAGATTGTTTAGAGAAATAATTTGATTTTGGAAACAATCTACGTATTGTAAAGTAGAAGGAAGATTGTCAAGTGAAGTTAGTTTATTTTTTTGACAATATAATGTTTTTAATTTTGTGTATAGAGATAAATCCGGTAAAACAGTTAAGTTTTGATTCGATAAATTTAATGATGTTACGGTATAATCTGTCATTTTATTCGTTTGTTTGTTTGCTAAAAATATAAAAAAAAGATTTTCAATTTTATTCAGCCAATAGAATAGGAACCGATATTCGCTGGGTGCTTGCTTATTTTAATAATGGACAACACGTTTGATTTCATTGTATATTTCAATTGTTTTTTGGGAAAGTTCAAATCCATGTATTTCCTTACATGTTGTATAAATTGGATTGTCTTCACATTCTAATTCTTGTAAAGTGAGAGGAAGATAATCAAGAGATACGATTTGATTATGCGAACAATTTAATTCTTGTAGATTCAGAGGAAGATTATTAAGCGAAGTTAGTTGATTATATTGACAATGTAATATTTGTAAATTGGGAGGGAGATTGTTTAGAGAAGTCAGTTGATTATTTCCGCAATATAATTCTTGTAAAGTGGGAGGAAGATTTTCGAGAGAAGTTAGCTTATTATTTGGACAATGTAATGTTTGTAAATTTATGTATAAAGATAAATCCGGTAAAACTTGTAAGTTTTTACATGATAAATTTAAACGTGTTACAGTATAATCAGTCATTTTATTTGTTTGTTTGATAAAAAAATAAATAATATATGTATCAATTTTCTTCTGTCATTTCATTTAATTTTACATGTTCATGGATTTTATTTAAGTAGCGGACAACATTCTTTTTCCAATCGTTTGATTTCATTGTATTGTTCAATTGTTTTTTGTTCAATTTTTTTTTTAGAAAGTGTAAATCCATACACTTCTTTACATGTTGTATCAATTGGATTATTTCTACAAATTAATCTTTGTAAAGTGATAGGAAGATGTTCGATAGAAGTCAGTTCATTATTTTCACAATGTAAGTATTGTAAATTGGGAGGAAGATTGTCAAGAGAAGTCAGTTGATTAAATGAACAAACTAATGTTTGTAGATTTGGAGGAAGATTGTCAAGAGAAGTAAGTTTATTTTTTTCACAATATAATGTTTTTAATTTTGTGTATAGAGATAAATCCGGTAAAACAGTTAAGTTTTGTTTTGATAAATTTAACCATTCAATTGTATAATCTGTCATTTTATTCGTTTGTTTGTTTGTTTGCTAAAAAATATAAAAAAAAGATTTTCAATTTTCTTCTAATGCGTTTTATTTTAACATTGGACAGCATTCTTTTTCAATTTGTTTGATTTCATTGTATTGTTCAATTGTTCCTACAGAAAGTTCAAATCCATATAGTTCTTCACATGTTGTATCAATTGGATTATCGTAACAACAGAATTCTTGTAAAGTAAGAGGTAAAATATCAAAAGAAGTCAGTTTATTATTATGACAAATTAATGCATATAAATTGGAAGGAAGATTGTTGAGAGAAGTCAGTTTATTATTATCACAAATTAATGCACGTAAATTGGAAGGAAGATTATCAAGAGAAGTAAGTTGATTGTTTGAACAATATAATTCTCGTAAAGTGGGAGGAAGATTGTCAAGAGAAGTAAGTTGATTGTTTGAACAATGTAATCTTTGTAGATTGGGAGGAAGATTATCCAAAGAAGTAAGTTGATTATTTTTACAATGTAATGTTTGTAAATTAGGAGGAAGATTGTCCAAAGAAGTAAGTTGATTATTTTCACAATATAATCTTTGTAGATTGGGAGGAAGATTATCAAGAGAAGTTAGTTGATTATGTGAACAATTTAATTCTTGTAAATTGGAAAAAAGTTTGTCAAGCATTGTTAGTTTATTATTTGAACAACCTAATCTTTGTAGATTGGGAGGAAGATTATCAAGCGAAGCCAGTTGATTATCATGACAATATAATCTTTGTAGATTGGGAGGAAGATTGTCAAGCGAAGCCAGTTGATTATTTTCACAATATAATCTTTGTAGATTGGGAGGAAGATTGTCCAAAGAAGTAAGTTGATTATTGTCACAATGTAATTCTTGTAGATTTGTGTATAAAAATAAATCAGGTAAAACGGTCAGATGTTTATAAGATAATTTCAAATAGGTTACAGTATAATCAGTCATTTATTAATGTTTATTAATGAATTTATATATCAATTTTATCTTGGAATCTAGTCTCGGGATACATCGCATTTATACGTTTGGGAAGTTGGCATGGTACAATACTGGCGATTGCTTAACCCGTTAAAATATTGCAATTTCGCTATTCCTCCAGCATCAATCATATATGCCCATAATACACCAATTCCTCCACCAACAAGAGCTCCTGCCAATAATTGCCATAATGTGCTACACGTATTTGTAATATTCCAGTAAAAATCTGCAATAATCAACAATGGAAATACAACCATTGTCGGTATATTTTGACTTATTAATTTATGCACAATTAAAACATACAACAAATAACAAAATGTATATGCGTATACTACCATACTTAAAGGAATATTTGAAATCGGAGAGGTTTCACCTAAACGAATTAAATTACACGAAATACCTTTTATATCTGGCGCAATTGTTGGTATCCAATTACTCGTAAAAATGGCAACAACGGATGCAAATAATAGTCCGGCTAAATAAATAAACGCCTTTAAATCCTGTGCGAATATGGACGACAATATAAAATAACTGGGAAGAATAATTGGCATTAATCGAAACATTAAATATGCGATATTTTGTAAATCAAGTTTTGCCATTATAATAGATCCAGTTATTTTACCTCTGTTTTATTTGTATTTGTAATTCGACTACATTCATTTTTTACAAATTCATAAATGGTTTTACATGCTTCTTTGTGGTCTGATGTAACCGTAGTATCGCAACTATTTTGTAAAAACTTTTGATAATTGCAAATACGGTCTTGTTTGGTAGAATGTTTTTTTTCTTTTGTTGTTGTTGTTATTGTTGTTTCTTTTTCATGTGGAATATTCATATAATTCATATAATTAATAATAAAAATATACTTTATATATATTAAAATGAATAACAATGATATAGCAGAGTATCTGTGTAAATATAACGGAATTCAATTTTTAGATACTGTTTGGTTTTATAAATACAATGATTTTTATACACCAACACGACCGGTAAATCAAATGCTTCATGATATTACAAATATACACGCTAAAATAAAACAATTTTCAACACTCGAACTTGAAGAAAATAAAGGTAATTTTGACATATTAACCTTGCAATTTATAAAAGAATTAATGGAACTTGAGCATAATATTTGTATAGGTAAAACCGATATTCTCATAGATATTCTTGAATCATATCCTTCACTACCTACAATAGACGATATAAGTGATAAAACGAACATAAAAATACATAATATTTTAGAGTCACTTATGTATCTACAATCTTTAACGCCAAATATAGCATTATCATTAGAACTTATTCAGAATATACATAAATGTGTATCAAAAGATTTGTTTGACAATGGTGGTGAATTTCGAACTATAAATGTAAAACCGTCTGGTTATTTGTATGGTGCATATATACATTTTGACAATATTTCGAAAAAAATACACGCACTTATTACATTTTGGAATATGCAAAAAGCCAAAATAATTTCAAATAGTGAAAATAATAATATGCAACTACCAATGATAAAATTAGCAACTGTGTTTTTCTGTGAATTTTTACGAATTCATCCGTTTAAAAATGGAAACGGAAGAACTGCCCGATTGTTGTTGCAATATTTATTACGAGAAATTTGTTATACTCCATTTTCAGTATATGCTCCATGTGGTCATACGGTTGCAGATGTACGAACCACCTATTTAAATGTTATAAATAAAGCACAACAATCTACCAGTGGAGGGACCGATTATAATAATTTGGCAACATATTTATTATTTGCGTGTTATAGTTCATCCGTGACATTACATAATTTATTGTAAAAAAATGGTAGGAATCGATGATGCATCTTTCTCAAGCAAATCTTTTACATGTGATACCGCATAAAACTCAACCGACCCAAATTTGTCTTTGCCGTGTTTATTTTGAATTGTAATAAAATCCTCTCTATTTTCTTCTGGGAAATAAAATACACGAATGCCCGATTCAATGCCACCTAAAATTTTATATTCCAATCCTCCAATTGCCGTAACATTTCCACATAAATCAACCTCGCCGGTAATAGCAATATCATTACGTATTTTTTTCCCATTTAATAAACTATATAGCGCCATAACCAAACAGCAACCGCCACTCGGTCCGTCCTTTTGAACTCCCCCTTCAGGACAGTGAATATGAATTCCTTGTAATTTTGTCGCGTTAAACGATTGACACCATGTATCTCGAATTATCGGAGAGGTCATATTCCAAGCCACGGTTTTCGCCACCGTCATGGATTCTTGCATCACGTTTCCAATTTGACCCGTGAGTTTTAATTCAAGTGCATTTGTCGCGAGGAAAAAAGAGGTTTGAATAGGAATAATACCTCCCTGTCCGAGAGCGTTTGCATAAAGACCATTTATAACACCAATTTCATTCGACCCGTGTATTTTTTTCCCACGAAGTCGATGATATTTTTTCAGATATTTCTCTTGCACATTTTCCTCTGTTATAGTAACAGTCGTAAATGACTGGTTGTCTTGTATTATTTCCAAATTAATCTCTCCCATTAAATCAAATAACAATTCTTTTAATTTCCGAATACCGGCTTCACATGTGTATGTTTGTATTAAAAATCGTATCATGGTATCACTCAATTCAACGGTAGTGTCTGAAAACCCCATTTTCAAGAAAATATCGGGCAACAAATGTTTTTTTACAATAATAATTTTTTCGTCCAATGTTAAATTTTCAAATCGAATGCGATGAATACGGTCTAATAAAACACGGTCAATATCGTCGGCGTTGTTATACGAAAAAATAAATAAAACATGACTTAAATCCAATTCAATTCCCGCGAAATATTTGTCTTGGAATCCCGTATTTTGAGTAGTGTCAATCATATGTGTTAAAATACCGATAATTTCTTTTCCATTGTCGGTTTTACTGACCTTATCTAATTCGTCAATATAAATAATAGGGTTCATACATTTGCTTTGCATCAATATATCGGCAATGCGTCCCCATGTAGAGTGTAAATAGGTGTATCCGTGTCCTTCTAATAAAGACCCGTTGGATGAACCGCCGAGAGCCAAAAAATGAAAGGGACGTTTCTCTCCATTTTCGTCTATTAGACATTGCGCAAGTCCATGTTTCGCCAATGATGTTTTCCCGATTCCCGGCGACCCTTCAAATCCAAAACAATATCCCTTATGTTCTCCTGTTATCCATTGACTTACAACCTTCATTATCTGGTTTTTTGCATGTTCGTGTCCGTAAATAGAGTGGTCCAATGTTTTTTTAATATTACTCACGGAAATAGTTGAATATATCGTTTTAAATTGTAACATTTCGTTCCATATTTGTTTTAATGTTTTGTTGTTGATATTTATCAACATATCATATATACAAATACACGTGTCAATCTTGTCTTTGTCTTTGTTTTCTTCTTCTTTGTCTTTGTTTTCTTCTTTGTCTTTGTTTTCTTCTTGGCAATCAATATATCGTTGAATTTCGGTTAGGTATGCACCTCGTGTACGCAAATTTTTCTTTTCTTTTATTCGTTTGGTGGTTGTTTCTTTTTCTCCTCTTATTCCCTTCTTTTCTTCTTTTCCTCCTCTAATAGAAGCAACAATTGTTTTTAACACATGCAATGGCTTATCTTGAATAAGAATTTTAACGACTGGTTCTATATTAAAAAACACATATTTTTGTAATTCTATAATTTCAAGTTCCATTTCTTTAATTGTAACAACGCATTTTTTTGGCATTGAAATAAAAAAAGGAAATGTCAAAATATCATGAAACCAGACCTGTGCCTCTTTCACTTTTCGTAAAATGGGCTCCTCTCTGAATCGATAAAACGGAATTCGCAGTAAACCCTCCAAATACTGTTTCTGTTTATAATTATCGTCCGGCTTTCCATTAATTTCTTTTAATTTCATAACAGCCTTTTCTTTTGCAACGGGGGGAGCTTTAAATAAACACACTTGTTCAATCAATGTTGCGCCGGTAGATTCAAATGTTTGTAGAGAGGAATCTATAAATTCGGCACTTTTCACAACGGTATTTTTCAACATTTGTTTTACTGAATAAGGGAAACTATTGTATAATGAGGTAGACTCGATATCATGTTCGGTAACGAGACGGTCGTATAAATTAAAACATACATATTGTATTGCCGAATCTTGACATAAAAGAAGTGACATAAATGTGTGTCTCTGTTCCAAAAAAGACATGTCCGATATTTTTTGAAGGATTTCCGATATGCCCAATTTCATAAATATTTGAATCGTCGATATTATATTTTGAATTTTGGTTATAAAATGTTCATCTTTATATATAACATAATCGCGAATAGTCATCATATCGGCATACGATGATATATCTATATCCGCCACAATGATTTTTTGCAATTCACAAAAATAATTCTTTTGTTGTGTTAAAAACAAATTATCCATACACTCAAACGGAATATTGTCCATAGTTCCCTGAATTAGATAGGATTTCTTTTTTTTATCGTTATGTAAAATAAATTGAACTCCGTTCACAGATACGGGCATTTTTGTTTCATCTATTTCGGAACAAATAAAATTGGGCTCTCTACTTTTTTTATAGGGAATGCTAATATATTGTGTTGGGTGAAAATACTGAAATAATAAATCTATTTTTGAACGCACGATTGGGTCATCGGTATAATCTATATCTTGTTCTCCAAACATAACGGTTATAAGGTCGTCTAAATAATAAGTTCCATATTTGGCAAGTATTTTCGATAATTTATCGACAATATATTGTAACTCGGTCATACACACTTCCTGATCCGTTTCTTCTTCTGAATGGATTCGTTTTTGTAAAAGAAGGATTTGTTGAAATAATGCAGTTAATTGTTCTGTGGTTGCGTTATGCGATGTATTTGAACACGTTCGTTGAATAATGGTTTGAAATTGTATAAGTTTGGTTTGAATAAATTCAACATGTGGAAGAGAAACAAAAGGGATAGGAGAAACAAAAGGGATAGGAGAAGGAGACGGAATGGAAGGATGTTCGGAAATAGAAGAAAAAGAAAAAATATTATTTGAATTTTCCACCTTATTCGCCATAATTATATACAATATAGTGTATAGATATACATTATCTTGGGTCCTCTTTCTATCTAATGAACGGATATATTATGTTTAATGCACCAATGAATCGATTTTTGAGTATGTGTTTGAATAAACTCATCTATTTTCTTTTTTTTATAACGAACATCTTTATTTTCAATTAAAGTTAATGTTGTGTGAATATTGTCTATCTGTTGTTGTCCAAAAATACTATTGTATTCTTCCATTTTTGTTAAAAAATAATGTGTTAGAGGACACGACAAAAAACGTAATGGAAACGTATCCACGTTGGAGGAAGTCATTTGAACAAATAATTTGTCCATCATCGGAAACATACCTGATGAACGAAATCCCATACAAACAATGTATTTTTCCGAATTTGCATATCTACTTGTATTTGGTTTTGTTATATATACGCGTTCATACAACGACGATAACAATGCAATTAAATCGTTCGTTAGTTGCGTAAAACAGTCGAATAATTTTAATACAAACGAACCTCCCGATTTTTGTAAACATATTGCATAGGCAATTTGGGCAAATAACAATTTACCGATATGCAATTCTTGATTTTGAAAATCCGAGGAAAAATCAAATCCACCGTCCGCCGTAATAAAATCCATGGTGGGTCCATAGGTATTCACGCAATATCGAAAATTATGCAATTGCAATAAATCGCCGGTTTTATCAGAACCCGTTTCAATAAACACATTTTTATTTTGTTTTAAAAAATGATGTGATTTTTTCCATGCGGGAATTCCGTCTTCATTGTCATCTGTTTCCAACAACGTCATTCCTATATACTGGTCTGCCGGATTTGAACGTAAATGCACAATTGCTTCAATAAATCCGCCGGGACCTTCCGCCAAATGAAATGTTTTTATAGGAGCATGTGTTTTTGGAACCAATGTATTAAACGTAGTGCATATTTCAATCATTTTAAAATAAGAGCGGGAGAGAGGTTTGCATTTTGATATTGGGCGTTTTTTCAAGGGATTGATTGTGTGTATATATTCATATGGATTCGTATATTTTTTATACATATCCCATTCATTTTGATGAATATGAATTTGATTCTTAATTTCAAATAAATACTGATACAAACTTTGTGAAATAATGGCTTGGTTGTTGGATGAATCCGTTGAACTATACTCCAAATAGGAATATAAATCTGAATTCATTTGTGGCAGTAAAAAAAACATCATAGTTACATTTATTTATATGATGTGTTTATATTTTTGTATTACGAGCCTTGTTATTATACATTACTCTTCTTCTTAATCACCTTTTTAATCTTTGGAACATCTACGGACTCTGGTGCTTGGACTGCACTAACTGGTTCTTCTGGTGGCGGTTGAATAGGAACTGTCTCTTGAATAGGAGCTGTCTCTCGAATAGGAGCTGTCTCTCGAATAGGAGCTGTCTCTTGAATAGGAGCTGGAGGCGGTTGAACTACAATAGTGGGAGTAGGGGGAATCCATGAACCAGTTTCTTCGTTAATTTCAATCTTGTCTTCCTGTTCAGCATCTAATAATTTTTGTTTTTTAATAGATGCTCTATCTGCTTCCGAAATGGCAATCAAACAATGCTCAGTATTTAAATTAAATTGTTCGCGAGGTTTTACCATACACTGAACCAATTCCCACTTTACACCCCAACCCTTTCCACTCAAATAAATTCCACCGCATTTAATTAAACATTGAACAAGTGACCCTTTTGGAATAAAATCCATAGGGGTTGCATCTGGAATGGATTCGAGAGGAAAGATTTTTTCTTTATCTGTATTGAAAATTCGGGTCTTCCACTTACCTTCATAACATGGAACGGATAACGATAATGATGGAGGCAATGTGTAATCCAATCGTTTTGTTTCCTTATTTCTTTGATATTTTAGAATTGGATTTAATCTGTCATTTACCGATTCTTTTGAACCCGGAATCTTTTGGTCACCCGCCCACCATAATTCGCGGTGTTCAAACGCATTATTTAAAATACATTCCTCAAATTCCTTTAATTTATTTAAAAACATACTCGTTTCGTTTGTTTTATTATCTTCATTTGGAAAACAAATAGACATACTTGGTTTTCCGGCTTCACCTGTTTCTGGATTTGTATAAATAGATGGTCCCCATGTAAACATTCTAGGAGTTGATAATAAAAGCAATCCACTTGTTTGTGTTGATAAAATACCCACAGATTTTCCCATACTTTTATTTGCCTTAACGGACAATGTTTTAAATGAGGTAGGAATCCAATTTTCAACAGTAATTTCAACAGTAATAATATCAGACATAATTAAGAGGTTGTGTTAAATTACGTGTATTCTTTATATCATTTTTTTCTGATGTCTCCTTATAAATGATTATTATTTGTTGTTTTTTGTGTATCGAATAACGGCTATTGGATAATATCGTTATCGGCTATTGGATAATATCGTTATCGGCTATCCGTTATTTATGAAAAATTCCAAATTCTGTATTCTTTCAGTCAATACACTAAAATCAAATGAACAAAAATTGAAATTTTTTTAATTTATAATAAACTCAACTTAAAAAATGAACGCAAACATAACAAACGCTATTTTAACTAATAATTTGCAAACCTTAATGCAAATATATCTACCTGATGAACAAAATGAAAATGGTAGTACATTTTTAATGGTTGCTTGTTGGCATATCGATAAAATTTCTACAGAATATGGGTCGCCTTATGAAATAATAAAATTTATCATAAAACAAGAATCCGCAGATTATGTAAATGCAAAAAACAACCGAAAAAACACAGCTCTCTATTTTGCATGTTGGAATACGTCCTCTTCCGCAAAACAAATTATTCAATATTTATTGGAGGTTGGCGCAATTCTCACGAAAAATATTTGCGATAAAAATAGATTGGATGAATCGGACCCAAACAATTTTGAATATGGTGATACTCCATTACATATTGCATGTCAATATAAAGGAAATTTACCAATTGTGAAATTGTTGGTAAATTCCATTATTATGGATGAAAATGAAAATGCAAAAAACAATGATGATAAAAAAAGAATAACTATTAATACGAAAAACAACAACGGAGAGACACCCTTATACTGCACCAAACGATATGCCAATGATAAAAATATGCAATCGTATATCATATCGGTTGGCGGAAATTATATGGATGCAAATATACAATTGCGACTATAAGCAATAATGCGAAATAAGCAATAATGCGAAATAAGCAATAATGCGACCATAAGCAATGATGCGACGACTATGTAAATAAACTATATAAAGAATATATGGATTCTATCGTAACATGTCTGCAACTCTTAAATTATTTGTCGACCCTGCGTTTCCCTTATTGGTGGAAAAATATAAAACTCATATTGATAAACACAATGCGGATGTGCTTGGTTCTCTATTTCCGAATTCTGGATTCGACCTTTTTTTATCAGATACCGTTGCGACATTTAACAGTTCGGATTCTACATTTATGAATATGCATGTTAAGGCAGAAATGGTCGAACCAAATGGAAATACATGTGCCTATTATATTTTTCCGAGGTCGAGCATATCTAAAACGCCTCTTATATTGGCAAATCACACGGGAATCATTGATTCTGGATATCGCGGGTTTTTAATTGGTGCGTTTCGTTCTTTCAGTGTATTTTCTACACAACCATTTGACCGATTGTTGCAAATTTGTCATCCGTCATTATGCCCTATATTGGTAGAATTGGTTCATGAATCCGCTCTCTCTTCCACCGAGCGAGGAGAAGGTGGATTTGGGTCAACTGGGCGTTAGAGGCATGGGCGACTCTTGATAAAAGATTTGGTGTATCGCACTTTCAGATTCGTGTTTACTATAAAGAGTCATGTCGGTTTTTTTGTTTGTTTTTCGTGTATGTAATGAAATAAATTTAAATATACTATCAATAATATTGGGAGTATAATACACGTATAAATGCGATATTTTTTCTGAAAATTCATGACCGATTTTTGCGAATGACTGAATTAAATTTTTATGTTTTTGAAAAGACGATATTGTAAATAAATGTAAATTTAAATGAAGTTCAAACGATGAATATATAGTTAGGGATTGACAAATTAAATTGTGCACAATAGATACAATATTTATATCGGATTCTTGGCGTTTAAAACAAGGATAATCGATAAAAATTTTATTTGTATTTGGTAAAATAAATGCAGAGGAATATTGTTCCATATTTATTATATTATATATTATATTATATTTGATATATTTATACTCTATAAATGCTTAAATGTTCATGCGCAAAATATAACGTTTTATTATAAATATCATTTTAGAGATGAATGCAAAAATGATATTTATTATGAATGCTTTGGAAAATGGATGGAGTGTTAAAAAAATATCCGCCGAGGATGCGACAAAAGGATACTCTTATGTATTCAGTAAGAAACACGAGAATCGGAGAGAGGTATTTTTAGAATCCTATTTAGAAAAATTTATCGCAACTCAGGCAAAAGGTATATTATTATAGGCGAATAACAAGTCTCGATAATATATAGACGAATAGTATAATGAAAATAAAGGCATCAAGTGTATTTTTAACTTCTGGATTTTATTTACATAATCGTGTTGTATTGTATTTTTTAATGTTGGTTGCACTTGTGCATCTTTTATATTTAGCTGTTCAACAAGAATTTATATCGGCAACGGTTTTTTTATTGACGGCTTTTCTTTTATCGTGGTTTAATAAAAATCTTATCATTATTTTGTTCCTCTCTCTAACCATTACAGCGCTTTTTCGCGTATGTTCCAATATTGAAACGGAAGGAATGACAACACAAGAAAAAGAAGCAACCACACCAACCACACAAGAAAAAGAAACAACCACACAAAAAGCAAATGACATAAAAAAGAATATTCATGCGAAACAAATACCTGAATCTATGGTGGCAGATGACAGTGAAATGGATGAAACATCGAACCAAAAAAAAGAGACAGACCAAGTAAAAGCAAATCCGGATGATAAGGCATTAGACCGAATTCAGGAAAATACACGCGACCTTATGAATACACATACAACATTATTGGAAAATATTGAAAAAATACGACCTTTTTTACAAGAAGTTGAACATTTTGCAAATACATTAAAATCATCGTCTTTTGAAAAATAACTACCACAGTAATCTTATTTTTTTACCAAATCGTATAATACATTCTTTTTCCTTTTCCGACATAAATTCCTTCAAATTTTGAATAAATGTATCTGCTTCTTCGGTAGATACATTATCATCAAAGAAAATAAATTCATATTTTCCTGAATTCATTCCAACCGAATAAGAATACTGTTTATTATATTTTTGCAAACATTGTTTAATGCATGTAATAAAAATACGTGGGTCAGATTGCATTTCTTTTATTGTTACTTTGTTACTTTATATATATATATATATATATAAATAATCAATTTTATCTGGATAAGATACGGTTTATTAGGCTCTGCCACAAAGATAAAATTGAAATTAAAAACATCTCCTTTTCTATGATATACATGATACCAATATCTGACCCAGATGAATTTCGCAAAAATATATGCCAAAAAATACACAACCGACTTATATCCGTCTGCATGGAATTAGGTGCAATTACACCTCCTTTTATTAAAACATCTATTTCCGTTAATATTGAAAAGGGAATATACAATTATACCGTTATTGAATCTGGACGCAACCGACTTATTAAATCATGGAACAATCATCATTTTATTCACCTCTACATAGACCGATTACGAACTATTTATCGAAATTTGTCTGTGAAAAACAGCGAGCTTGTATTACATATTGTATCGGGAGAATTACACGCCAAACATTTGGCTACAATGACACATCAAGAATTTAATCCAAGCCAGTGGTCCGAATTATTGGAAAAAAAGGCGAAAAAGGACGAAAGTAAAATGGGACTGAATATTGAAGCATCGACCGATTTATTTACGTGTAAAAAATGCAAATCTACAAGATGCACATTTTATGAATTGCAAACACGAAGCGCAGATGAACCAGCTACTATTTTTATTACATGTTTGGATTGCGGAAAACATGGAAAAATTAGTTAGATATTATAAAAACCGAAGAAAATTGATACATATATTATTTATTTTTTTATCAAACAAATAAATAAAATGACTGATTATACCGTAACATCATTAAAATTATCGAGACAAAACTTGACTGTTTTACCGGATTTATCTTTATACGCAAATTTACAAACATTACATTGTTCTCATAATCGACTGACTTCTCTAAACAATCTTCCTACCAATCTACGAGAATTATATTGTCACAATAATCAAATCACTTCTCTAAACAATCTTCCTCCAAATTTACGAATATTAGAATGTGACAATAATCAACTGACTTTTCTAAACAATCTTCCTCCCAATTTACAAAAATTAAATTGTCAAAAGAATCAACTGACTTCTCTCGAAAATCTTCCTTCTACTTTACAACTAGTAGATTGTTATAATAATCAAATCACTTCTCTAAACAATCTTCCTCCCAATTTACAAAGATTCGGGTGTCAACGCAATCAACTGACTTCTCTCGACAATCTTCCTTCCAATTTACAAATATTAAATTGTGGAGGGAATAAACTGACTTATCTCGACAATCTTCCTTCAACTTTACAATATTTATATTGTGTATTCAATCAACTGACTTATCTCGACAATCTTCCTTCCACTTTACAATATTTATATTGTGCATTCAATCAACTGACTTATCTCGACAATCTTCCTTCCACTTTACAAACATTAGTTTGTTCAAACAATCAACTTACAAGGCTCGACAATCTTCCTCCCAATTTACAAAGATTAAATTGTTCAAATAATAAACTAACTTCTCTCGATATTTTACCTCTTACTTTAAAAGAATTTGATTGTAGAAACAATCCATTTTATACAACATGTAAAGAAGTGTATGGATTTGAACTTTCTATACAAACAATTGAACAATACAATGAAATAAAATACATTGAAAATTTGGAAAAAGAATGTTGTCCGCTACTTAAATAAAATCTATGAACATGTAAAATTAAATGAAACGACAGAAGAAAATTGATACATATATTATTTATTTTTTTACCAAACAAAAAAATAAAATATTCCCTCGAAAATTAATTTTCATCCGGAACATACACGCCAGAGTCATTTATATCATCGCTCTCTCCAAACCCATCATCCACTTCCTCCAACATATATTCAACATCTATTTGTTCATTTCCTTCTTCTTCGTCTTCTTCCCCTTCCCCTTCACCTCCCTCTTCTCCCTCATCTTCATCCCCAATTTGTTCTCCATCATCATCCGCCGTTTCTTCAATAACATCTCCCACAAATCGATTACGATTCGCCTTATTGTAAAATCGCACATCTCCTGTTTTTACAAACGCATCTCCCAACTTTAAATGTGACCGTAATTGTTCTAATGAACGTTCTTGCTTTGACATACGACTTAATTTCATTATTTTATCGTCCTTTTCTTTTTCAACTGTTTTAAATGTTTCCCTTTTTATGTCGTCGTATGTATAATGTATGGTCTGTTGATTTGTATATTCTGAAAGCAGGAGCGTTTCCATCCATAAGGCAACTTGTTTTCGTAATGTATTTTTTACATTATCACTTAAATCCGGATATACATCAATACGGATTAATTCATCGGTATCTCCGTCATCTTCCTCTTCCTCTTCTCCTTCCTCTCCTTGGTTCAATTCTTTTAAGAATGTTTGGTCGTTATACAATATTTGAATCATCTGATACAGCGTTGAATATAATATGTATTTCATTAATAATTGGAGAGTGCGTTCACTCAACACCGAATAAAATGTTTTGCCAAATGCTTCCAATGTACGATAGGTGGGAATATGACGAATAAACAATGCATAATTCGAACATTGAACTTTTATTTTTTCTAAAAACACGTGAAACAAGTCCATGCCTGTAACATTTGCCGTCATGAACGCATTTAATTCTCCGTATGAATCTTGAAAAAATGTTTGTAATTCGGCAATATGGTCGGCACTAAATCCCCAATGATTTGCAATAGAAATATCGGATATGGGTCGACGACGTAAAATCATTTCGGGAGAAACATGAACCATTGTAAAAATAGCATTTCGTATGCGTTGCATATCCGACTCAAATGTAATTTGATTTAACGGATTTTGTAAAAATGTGAATATGGAATCCCGATCCTTTTGACTTTTTGCGCCATATTCGGTAATAAAACGATGGACCGTTTCATACATGGAATCTTGTGTTTGTGTCTGTGTCTGTGTAACTTCCAATAAATATTCGTTTAGTTCTATCACATCTTCATTGTATGCGTGCTCGACTTGATTTGTGGGAACGTATTGATGAACATCATCGTTGTATTTCATAAGAGTTTTTTGCAGAATATCTAAAAAACGGTTCTCGAATGGCGGGAGCGTGCGTTTGTTACTACGAATTTGTTCCAAGAAATTCTGGAATGATTTTATTTGGGGAGGAGGGACTATTTGCGTTTCATCTACTTTTATCATTTTTCGTCGATATATCAAACGCATGAGTTCGGTGCACTGACTCAAATCGAAATGAATACCGCGTTTTTCAAGAAATTCTATTTTCGCCGACAACGATTGATTTATATCATAATCATGTGGTCGAACCGAGCATACGGTGGATAAATCCAAGGGGCACGGATACGACGTATCAAAATGACAGTAATGTATAAACGCACTATATACGATTTCTTTGGAATATTTCTCGGGAGAAACTGCCATGGAAATATTTGGCAGGGTTGAATAATAAAGCATGGAAATTTTCGAAATAGCACTTTGTAACAATTCCTCGTATTTTTTCGCCGATGCAATATATAATTTAATAGCGGGTTCTTCTTGTATAAAGTATTCAATGGGAGAGGTCGCCATATCCAATTCATTGCAACATGCATTTTCCAAATAAACCGCCGAAAGAACTTTTTCTTTGTGTTGCACAACGGCTTGCACTTTTTCACATATACCATAGGTGAAATACATGATTTTACTGATGAATGCATGAATGGAATCGTGTTGATGTGGGTCTCCCTGTTTTAATTCCCGTAAAAGTTCCGTCCCATGTTCTTCGGTAAGTGGTTTTAATGTAGAGGAGATAAAACAATCGGATAAGGGAGGTTGAAAACGCGTCCATCGAGTTACACGTAATTCGTCCGGTATATCGGACTCGGGTTGAGATAACAGATATTCTTTTTTTTCACGATACATTTGCACCATAATAGAATCCATGGAAATTTCTTCAAATAATATACTTTTTAAAAACACAACCATTGGTTTCCATAACGACCCGGGTCGTCGTATAATAGCCGACCAAATATCGGTTTTACTGATTCCCTCAATTCCGTGCATAATACATTCCATAAATAACAACCCCGAAATGTTTTCTTCGCCCCCCATAAGTGGAAATCCGGCAAAACTTGCAACACAATTGGCAATACGTTTTTTGGGAAGAATCGACGGAATCGCGGTCTGAATACGAAAAAATAACAATCCGGCGGTTTTTATCAAAATAGTCAATTGCACATATTTTTTATACATTGGCACCTTTTTTGCCTCCAGCAATTTTTCATTGTCTCGCTTATACTGTTTTTCACTGGGCATGGATTGTTCTATGAATCGTAATGCATGAGATATAACAAAATCTTCCATATCATCATTTTGAATAGCAAGTCGTTCTGTTACTACATCATATACACGATATATTTGCTGGGCGGTTGAATTTTCTTCAGCCAATGTACGACGATTTTCTTTTGTTTTATTGACTATATCTTCTTTACGAATTTCATCTAATGCTATATCGGCAATATGTTCTTCCATAACCGCATGTGACACAATTTTATATCCCGCCTCGTCATACCCTTCTTCCGTTTCAAAATCGGTTCGACATAATACATATCCTGTATATTTATCGACAATCGATTCATTGTCATCACTTGGACTCCCCACTTCAGCAATAAGCTGGTCTAATACCATATTAAATTCGCCATTTTGAAATCCAACCGCCAAACGATAGAGAGACACGGGAAATAATGGTGTGTCCGTTTCAATACAATATCCCCAATGAGGCGATTCTTTTTCTTGTCCTTGTCCTTGCGCTGCCGGACGACAAAATTTCACATAAAATCGAACAATATTTCTTTGTTTCTCGACAAAATCACTGTCCGATAAAATCATTGTCCGCAATTCAAGATAGGGCGATTCTCTTATTTCGGGAGTCGGTAACACCTGTTTTCCAATGCCAAATGCAATCACATCATTTCGACGATATTGAAGACGCATAATTCTCTGTTTTCTACGTAAACTCACTATCCATGCAATCGCGCGTTCAAGAAGTTGTTGTTTTTTAGATTCAACCGAAATATGATATTGTTTACGAGCGGTTTCTTGTAAATCAATAATCTCTAATTTTTTATCAATAACATCCAAGGAATCTTTTTCACAGGTATGTAACGACGGTTCTTTAACACATTGTGTGTCCGAATTACAGAAGGCGGTCTGATTTTCCGGTTTTTCATCCGGCATCGTTTCATCTCTCGTCCATATATCATCTTTACGGATATAATACAAATATTTACGTTTGTTTTTACTCTCTCGTTCTACTTGTTTCAATTCTTCCGGCGATAAACTGTTGGGGTTAATGGACGAAAATAATTTGGGAGTAAGTTCCAACACGGCATATTCTCCATTTTGAACACGTTTTGTTCCGCGAATCAACGTATCAGCCAGTTCTCCGGACATTTCTTCAGGACAATCATGCACATCCACCAATGTTTGTCGTAAAAATTCCCGAAAATCTTCTTCCAAATATTGTTTTCGCTTTTTCTCGTATTTTTTAATAATATCATACGGTGTGTCATCATATATTTTATCATAATTAATATCTTTGCCGTTGTCTTTTTTTAACATATCTTCGCTCGTGTATTTTTTTGTCATAAACCGGCGACGACACGGGTCATTTGCGGTCATTTTTTCTAATAGGGATATATTTTCTAATACGGGTTTTGACAGTCGGTCAATAAGTTTGTCCGGTGTAATCAGATATAACATCATAAAAGAGAGAAAGGTCGTGTATAAAATCCCCATATCCACCGACAAAATATTCACCAATGTTTCTGAGGAGGATGTTATCATAGTTGGGTCATTTGTATATATCGACCACATGGCGGAAAGACGTTCGGCAAATTCTTTATCATCTGTGGCGACCAACTGGACAATGGCATTGGATTTTTTGGTGGAACGATTCGCCGTTTGTAATTTTTGTTGAAATTGTTGAAAATTGCGTAATTGGGTGCGAAAGGTGGTTTGGAAAGTCTTGTTCTTTTCATATAAAATCTGTTTTATTTGTGCATATTGTGGAAATCGAATGTCGTCGTGTCCAATGCCAAAGGGTTCCAATAAACGAACCATATCAAATACAGAATACGAATTCGTCAATTGGTTTTCAACAAACGCTACTGCCACATCATTACTCGGAATAACTTGTTCCCACAATTGGCTATCATCTTCATTTGTGTTTGTTGTGTTTGTGTATTGATATATTTGGAATGCATTTTTTTCCACATATTTTTTCTGTTCTTCTTTACGCATATCAAGTGTTATTTTGGGAGGTCGTTTTTGTTGTTGTTGTTGTTGTGTTTGTTGTTGTTGTTGTTGTTGTTGTTGTGTTTGTTGTCGTAGAGGTGCTATTTGTTTTATTTTGGTATTTATTAAAAATAAATAAAAAGGAATCAATCCCAATCCGGCTTTCGTCAAAATATTTGTTGAAAACAAATCTCTTCGACTGTATTCCATCACCGGTCTTGGCAATGTAATAATAGAGTTGATATTTGTTACATAATCATCTATTTCTGTAATACGCTGAACAACTTGGTTCGATGAAGAGAGCCGTTCGCGCCGAATTACAGGACATGTTTTATTCGAATTATCGGTAATAAATATTTCCTGACCGATAGGAACAACTGTCGTAGAATCGTCTTTGTTTCCACTGATAAAAGGTCTCTGAAAATAGGAGGTTTCTTTGTTATACACATCATAATACACTTGATTTTCACCATAGGTAGGTTTTATGGTTTCCAATTTAATTTGCGTTTCAAGCTCATTACCCAAGGTTAAAATAGTCGGTCTGGCGCCTTCTCCCGCTTCTTCCTCTTCTTCTTCGTCTTTTTCGTCCGCATCTAAATATAATTTTCGTGAAAGAGATGCTACGGGAATTATCCAAGATACATTGTGTTTTATGTTTCCGGCATCGGTTAAGAGAGGTTTTTTACTCGTGTTTTTATGAATTCCTTTTACAAATCCAGCCATATCGAAATCAAAAAAGTCATGTCGCAATTGTTTAAATCTCTCAATGCGATTGTATATTTCTAAAAGAACCGTTGGCGTGCGCTGATAAATGGGAATTTTTGTCAATAAACTGTCCATTAGATCCGTGGTTTGCGCTTCCAAACTATACCGTTTTTCTTCATGAGGTATTTCGGCATAAAGCACAAAATCTTCTCCTTGCAATAAATCAATATCCGTTAAAAATAATTGTTGCAGTTCGTCATGTGGATTCGGCTCAATTCGCATATGTTCGGTGGTGCGTATAACGGCTTGTCCATCATCTAAATAATCGATTGTTGCAACTTCGGAATTGATTTCCATACGAGAGTCGGCGGTAAGCGTTCCTTGAATGGCGGGAGGTTCAATTAATACAATTTGTTGAATCGGTAAATTTTTAGGAATACCCTGATACGCAAAATTAATATAGTAGGGTTCGGTGTAGTTTAGAGGAAGAAATTCAATCATGTCTTGTTCAACATTCGTAATTTTACCAGTAATAGAGCCGGCTTGATGTAAAAAATGCATTTCTATCCATTGGTCAATATTCAATCCGTTTTGTCGAGCATATCCTTTTTCCTCGGAACGATTGACTAAATGAATCTCTCGAAGTGTTGGGTCCGTAATCATACCCTTTTCAACTGAAAGTTTGTATCTATTGTCGGAATGTGTCATAAGAAGCTGGATTTCATATGGGTCGATGTAGTCCACGTAAAAAAGAGTTTCGTTTATTTCGGGATTTGTAGAGACGAGTTCGATAATATCTCCTAATTCAATATCAATATTTGTTGGTGGTGTTTCTTTTTCTTTATTGGACATTGTTTCTTCTTCATCGGACATATTCCAATTATACAATGCGCATATTTTTTTATATGTAACTTCTATAGATATGACAAAAAAACGTGAAATGCGGGTTCGTCGTAACATGGCAAACGGGTTTACCCACAAAAAAAGAATATCTTATAGACGTAATAGAACACGTCAAACACGTCGAAAACATCGTCCGAAATATAAAGGCGGGAATTTGTTTGATATAAATGCATTTAAAGAAAAAATAAATGCAAAAATGGATGAAGTTGCCCTAAAAATTCAGGGCGAATCGGCGACAGAACTGAAAGAATTGGACCTGACGGACCACGTAAAAACAAATGCTCTTTTTTTTAAATTTGTCGGATACATTCCTATATTAATGATTCCGGTTTCGGCATTTAAAACCGCTTATTACGGATTTCCAGAAACAGTAAGAACCGAAATAAACTCGTTTATTGCGTTATTTATGGGAAAATTAAAAGAAAAGGTATTTCCGGCACAAACACCCCCACCTACTGCGCCTAACCCATAGTTCTACGTTTTGTTTTTCGGGGTTTGGTTCGTCGAGTGTTGGTTCGTCGAGTTTTTCTGGCGTTGGTTTTTCTGGCTTTGATTCGTCTTTTTTTACCTCCATGCAATAGAGGCTTATGTGTCTCATCATAAAATTCATTATAACGTTCTTTTGTAGTAGCGTTAATATGAAATCCACGGTTAGCAAATACATTATCGTCAATTGGATTATGTCCGCAATAAATAATAGTTAATGAATCGGGAAGACGAGGTAAATCGGTTAGTTCATTATTCTGACAATATAAGTATTGTAAATTGGGAGGAATTTCGATAGAAGTAAGCTGATTCATTTCACAAAATAAATTTTGTAAAGTAGAAGGAAGATTTTCAAGAGACGTAAGTTGATTATCGCGACAATCTAATATTTGTAAAGTGGAAGGAATATTGTTTAGAGAAGTAAGTTTATTATCATAACAATATAATTGTCGTAACTGGGAAGGAAGATTGTTTAGAGAAGTGAGTTGATTAGTTTCACAATGTAATGCCAGCAATGTAGAAGGAAGATTGTCCAGAGAAATCAGTTTATTATTGTCACAACCTAATGTTCGTAATGTAGAATGAAGATTGTCCAGAGAAGTAAGCTTATTGTTGAAACAATCTAATTCTTGTAATGTATCAGGAAGATTGTTTAGAGAAGTCAGTTGATTATTGTTACAATGCAATTTTTGTAATGTATCAGGAAGAGAAGGCATTTCGGTAATATTACAGGAATCGCATATTAATATTTTTAATGATGTAAATGCATCTAAATTAAAAGATGCCATATTGCGAATTGTCAATTGTTCCACCATATGTGGATTTTTAATTTTATCTATTTGTGTTTGATTATCAACAAAATTCATTATATATTATTGTTGATATATTCTACCTTCTGGAGTTGGTTCGTCGAGTTTTTCTGGAGTTGGTTCGTCGAGTTTTTCTGGCTTTGGTTCGTCTTTTTTTACCTCCATGAAATAGAGGCTTATGTGTCTCATCATAAAATTCATTATAACGTTCTTTTGTAGTAGCGTTAATATGAAATCCACGGTTAGCAAATACATTATCGTCAATTGGATTATGTACGCAATAAATAATAGTTAATGAATCGGGAAGATGAGGTAAATCAGTCAGTTCATTATACGAGCAACTTAACGCAGTTAATGTATCTGGAAGAGTATCAATAGAAGTAAGCTGATTACGGTCACAATGTAATTCTCGTAACTGGGAAGGAAGATTGTTTAGAGAAGTAAGCTGATTATCATAACAAATTAATTTTCGTAAATTGGAAGGAAAATTGTTTAGAGAAGTCAGTTCATTATTTTCACACC